CGGACCCTGTGCGCCTGTAGGACCAGTCGGTCCCGTTACGCCCTGTGGACCCGTAGCGCCCGTGAGCCCTGTCGGACCCGTCGGACCAACCGAGCCAGTAGGACCAGTCTCGCCTTGTGGTCCTGTTGGTCCCGTTGGTCCTTGTATGCCCTGTGAGCCTGTCGGTCCTGTGACGCCTTGGATACCTTGAGGACCCGTAGGTCCTGTGACGCCTTGTATGCCTTGTGGTCCTGTCGCCCCTACCGCGCCCGTAGGACCCGTAGGACCCGTCTCGCCTTGCGCTCCTGTCGGACCGATCGGACCAGTAGGACCAGTAGCGCCCTGTGGTCCTGTTGGTCCTGTTGGTCCGGGGTCGCCCTGTGCGCCACTCGTAACCTCGACAATAACCGAGCAGTCGTCCTCGACGACGAGGAGCGCCTGAGTCTCGACGAGTACGGCTTCGGGACAGCAATCCTCGGTGCTCAATGCGTTACCTCTGTGCGTGAGACGAGGGTCCCTCGAACAACTCCAATCACGATGTCGACGTCGGTGGGATCGTAGAGTTCGAGATCGTAGACGTACTCTCCGTTGATGTCCTCCATGTCCACCGCCGACACGTTCCAGCCGATCTGACCGTTCGCACCGCCGAGGACAATCTCTCCGCCGACAGAGGACAGCGACAGCGCAGGCGTAACAGAGTTGTAGTTCCGTCGGACCTGCATACGAGCTTCGTAGCCCGTGTTATCGAAGGGGACTCCGCCGACCTTGTAAATGATTGTGCGATCAAATGTCTTGCCCTGATCGACGAGGATACGCCACGTCGCCGCAGGCTTCGTAGGGATACTCATGCGATACTCCAGACCTTCTGTGACAGCCCGATTGTAACTCGAGTTTCGACTCCGATACAGCCTCCCTGAGCGCCTACGAAAGACTGAGAGAGGTTTGCCCTCTGCCAATCCGAAGGTAGATCCGCGCAGTCGATTGTGTTCCATACGATCGCCGCGTCCTCGAGGAGGCTCTGATACGAGTCGTTGAGATCCTTGCTCGAGGGAGCCTGTCCTCGATCGTTGACGACGGGTACGCAACGGACAAGGACGACGACGAGATCGAGAGTGAGGTCGCCCTTATCGCAATACTCAGGTCCGTTCGCTTCGTTAGGAAACTGGACCGATCGGTACACGCGCTCGGGACCGACGACGAGCATTCCGCAACAATCGTCCCAAGCAATCTGTCCTGCCGCGACGTATGCGCGGTTGATTGTGTCTCGTCCAGCCTGTACGAGCGCCTCGTCGATTAGACAGAGGAGCCAGTTCGAGACGGATTGCGGAGATCGACGATCACTCAACGAACTCTCCGAGGAACGTCTGGCGAGTAGACCCCAGACGGCTGATGTAGTTTGCCGGGGTTGACCGAGCGAATAAAGGCGTCCGAGATCGGGAGACCGATACGGTTCTGCGCCATAAGAACAGCGGCGTCACCTAAGTCGACTGTAACGCCCTGTCGCGTAACAGAGACAGCGTTCGAGGGGAGACGGCAGTCTCCTCCGTTTAGACCTGCTAGAAGCTCGCAGGTAAGTTCTCCGAGGGCGAGCTGCCCAAGCGCAGGGACGTCGATGCCGTAGGTGTAAGTAACCATAATCGGAGCGACGTCGCACTCCTGTTCGCAGGGGAAGCATTGACCGAGGCGAGCGAGCTGACCGCGTTGGAGTTGATACTCATCGGGATCGAGGACCTCTCCGTTGACGATGACTAATTCGACGGATCGGACAGGAGCCTGAGCGAGTCGGATCCGACAACAGAGACGAGGGTAGGCAAGTCCCCAATCACGTTGGAGCCTCCACTCGACGCCCGGACCGAAGTCGTATCCCCAAGGGAACGCACAGCCTCCAGCGCAAGGCATTGAGTATTCCTCGGTCGTCGTACAGATACCGTAGCGACGTCCCGACAGCGCCCACAGCATTTGCTGAGCGGACTGACGAGCGAGATCGACGAGTTCGGGATCCTCGGTACTGACGTCACAAGGGTATTGGACCGACCAATCATCGCAGTTCATGGCTAGACCTCCTACCTTTCTTACGCCGTATTACTTCTCCTGAGAGATTGAGATGATCTAGTCGGCGAGAGCGACGCAACCGCCGGTGTCGGAAGGAGGTTGAGTCGTTGTCACGACCATACCGAAAATGTCTCCGGCTGGGAAGTTGACTACGAAAGGGTTAGTGGCGTAGGGAGTTCCTGCCCACGAAGCAGGAGCGCCGAAAGCCGCACCAACGACCGTTGCGGTGAGCATTCCGTTTTCGATTACGAGATCTCCGTCGAGCTTCCCATTACGAACGTAAGGAACTGAGAAGTATCCCCACTCTGGATCGTTCGGGTCGCAGTCGACGCCTGTGCGCTTGGTCCAGACCTCGAGCGCGAACGATGTCTCGTTCGGATCAGTTCCCCAAGAGGCTCCGATCGTGTCGGATCCCGAGACGACAGGGTTCGAGGCTGTGATGAAGTCGAGAGCGTCGGGGTTGAGTTCCGCGAAGTCAATCGAGACATTTACTCGCTTGAGAATGTCGGGGTCGAGGTCGTTGATACAGAGGTCGCCCCACGCTGACTTCTGGACATACTCGGTTCCAGCTTCGAACTCGCCCGAGAGGGTGACGCTGATAAAGCAGTCTGAGACGATCGAGGAGCAGGAGCCGAACACTACGTCACCGCACGAGTCGAGACGAGTAAGGCGGACAGTCTTGCCCTTGATTGACTTGAGGATCTGAGTTGCCATGATTGTTTCCTTTTACGAGACGGGGCGGTCGAGGGTTGTAGTTACTTTTATTGCCTGACAATCCCAACCGAGGACGTAGTCCCGTTGGGCGATGTAAGACACTTCGTTATGAGCGAGGTTGATTGCCTGCTCACGGGTGTCAATGTCGCCCCGATAGAGGACGACAGGACCCGTAGCGATTAGAGCTGAGGTAGCGACAGGCGCTCCGTCGGCATTGTCATAGCCAGCGCCGATCACGACAGGCGTTCCGAGGAGCGTCTGCATCTTTCCGCCTGATACGACAAGGTTTGCCCACAGGATCGTGGCAGCTTGACGGCTCATGTGGATCATGCCCGTACCCGGATACGCCTCGGCGATCGCGTGTTCGGCGACAGCGAGAGCGTAGGTCGGGGTGTAGGCGGTTGCGTTGATCGTTGCGTCGAGGTCCGCGTTGAGCATTGTCCAGAAACGACGCTCGACAGCGAGTTGCTCTGCGTTGACGAGCCTCTGGACGGTCTGATCACGGTGCTCGGCGAGCGAGTGTCCCGGAATCGCGTCCGTATTGTAGGCGTAGACGGTGAACGGTTCGTACTGCTTGATGGTACAAGCGGAGTTTGACGTCAACGGGTTCGGATCGTTTTCGATACACGGACCTGCGGTTACGAAGTCTTGGATACAGGCTTGCGTTTGCCATTGGACTCCGAGACGCCAATGCTCATCTGTTGTCAGACGAGGTTCCGCCTGAGAGAACAGCCCGAATGGGTGTGGAACTACAACGGGCTGTTCTACTAACTGCCAGTTTTGGAGGTTCTGTCCCATTCGTGCTGTCCTATCTCAAGTGAAGTTTCGTGTACGGATCGACTAGGCGACTGGGCAACAGCCCGTTACGCCATTTACGTCGTAGCCAACAGTTACCTTACGAGCGTCAGGTCCGAGCTGAGCAACGAGGTACAGCTGCTCGGTCCAAGCGGCTGTGTAGTCGTTGGTTGCGTTGAGAACGCTGTCGCGGACGACTCCGAGGTCGATCGTGCCACCGTCGCCACGTACGTAGCCACCTGCTGGATACAGCAAGAACTGGAGCGACGCTGGAAACGACAGGCGCGGTGACGAGACGTACATTGGCTGATAGTCGTGAACGAACTGAACGCGGACCTTGCGAGCCGCGAAGTGCGCGTCAATGTCGGCGTCGGTCACGTTGCTGTAGCCAGCGGCGTTACGCATTGCGAAGTCGGCGCGGATCAGTTCCTTAGTCCAGAGTGGGAACACAGCCTCGAGGACAGAGTTGACTGCCATGCGATACTGCGAACGGTAGTCAGCGACCTGAAGGTCGATCGCGTTGAGGATTGTTCCTCCAGCCGACGAGTCGACAGCCGCTACTGAGACGGCTGTCGCCGAGTCGACGATCTCCTGAATGATGACGCCCGAGAGACGGTGGAGGTGAGCGTTGATCGTGAGACCGACGAAGCGAGCCGTCAGTTCAGGGAACGCGCGGTCCGTCAGGTTGCCGTTGGTCAAGCAGAGACCCTCAGCGGCGAGACGGTAGTCCGTGAAGCTAGGGCAAGGAATGTAGAGACAAGGCTTAGTTGCTTCTGCGTCGTCCTGATCGGCTTCTGTCCAGTTCCACAGCGCATTGTCGGCGGCGGTGATGCCGATGAAGTTCGGCACGTTGAGTCCGCCTCGGGTGATCTGAACGGTCGGGAGGTCGATAAGACCGTCGCCCGATTCGATACCGAACAAGGTGTAGAGGTTGTTGCTTGGAGCACACCAGCCAGCCGCAGTCAATGACTGAGCAGGATCGGTGACACGGTCGAGAACGTCCATGTTGTAAGAGAGGTCCGCGCCGAGTTTGTTCTCGTTCGGGATCTGGATCGAAGCAACAGGAACGAAGCCTGAGCCGTTGGAGAGGGTGCGAGCCTTCGAGTGCATCGCCTTCGCCAATCCGATCTTGTCGATCGACGCGCCACCTGCGTAGCCCGGAATGTCCGCAGCTGCTGTGATGACGACTTCAGCGGTTGGCTTCGGTGCTTCGGGGCTAGGTGAGCGACGTGCTACAGCACGAGCTGACGGAGCCTTTACGGTTGACTTGTCTGCGCTCGCGGTCACGAGTTCACGCTCCTCTGTTTCGGCAACTTCCGTTGCGGTGATTTCTTGTGATGCTTCTGGAGCATCTTCGGCTTCTTGCGAGTCGTCCTCGGGATCTGTCTCGGCGACAGGGCGAATGCGCTCAGCGAGGAGAGCGACAGCCTGAGCTGCTTCCTCTGCGGCTACTGCGCGATTGTTCGACTCTGCGCGAACGGTCTCGATCGCTTCTGCGATCTCGGTAAGGACAGCGACGTCTGACGAGCCTTCGTCAATCATCTTGTCGAACTCGGCAACGAGTTGAGACTCGGTTGTAGCGAGGTCCTCGTCTGTTGCGCTGACAATGTCGGTGGGCATTTGGGTTTGCATCTGGGTTCTCCGTCAAAAGTAGGAATGATTGCTTTAGACGCGATCCGAGCCTTGCCCAAGTTCGCTGTTCTGTCGCTAGGCGTACAGAAGCTTGTAATGACTGTAACACTCGATCGGCGCGAGTGTCAACGATTGTCAGGTATTTTCTGTAGGGGCTGTACGGACCTCTCCGCCGATGCGGTTCGCATAGGTCTGCGCGGATCCGATCGAGGCGAAAGCGCGTCCCGTGTAGGAGCCGTTGCGCCACACTTGATAAGCGCCAGAGGCGTCGTTGACGCGACGAGCGTCGGTCCCCGTGTTCTTGCGACAGCCACAGCCCATTACTTATCTCCCTTAATACGCCGAGCGATTTCGGCAATACGATCTGTTTTCGAGCGCCCGATCGAGGTCGCGATACGGTGGGCGGCTCGAGCGAGTAGATCCTCGCGGTGCTTATTGTCTCCCTCGTACGCAGGTAGCGACAGAGAGGCGACGAGTCCGAGGGACTCCTTCACGCGGATCTTGGGGAAGCCCGGAACATTTACTGCGAGGACAGCGACGAGTTCGAGGGATCCTCCGATCCGTCGCCAGTCGCCTGAGACGTCGGAAGCCATAAGCGCACGAATGTCCGAGGCGTCGAGCCCTGTGCGGAGAGCGCCCGAGACCCAGATCCCGAAGTCGTCCTCTCCAGCCGTAACGTCGGCAGCTGCCAGCGCCGTATTGTCGTAGTGAGCGGCGGTCTGACTCGCGGAGGCGCTCTGCGGAGCGTGTCCTGAGTTCATTGTGATCTGTCCGACGGGGAAGCGGAAGCCGTCGTCGCAGAGGATCTCGCCCGTGAGGAAGTGCGCGTATGCGGCAGGGCTGTGAGGAGGTTGGATACAGCGATCGCCGAAGCCAACGTGACATTGTCCCCATACCGCGAGATGTCCGTAGACGCGTCCCGAGTCGTCAACCGTCAGAGGAGTCGGCTCAGTCAGTCGAGGATTAGCGAACCACGAGGAAGGAGGAACGACGGGAGCCTCGATCGGGTGTCCCGAGGCGACGATCGAGCCTCGCTCGTCTCGTGTGCTCATCGAGTTCTTGATCTTGTTTGCCCACGTCATTCCGGGATCTCCTCCCCAGAGTGCCCAAGCAATACGACCTGCCGAAGGGAATCCGTCCTCGCCGGGGCTCCAGCCTGTCCCCTGCTTATCGACCTCGTGACGAGCGAAGTAAGAGACCATTCGCGTAATGGTGTCGGGAGAGAGAGACTTCCCGTTCGAGATGTCGCGAGCGCGAGCGACTCCGACCTCGGTTCCTCCTCGACCAAACTCCGAACGCCACTCGAGACCTTTTTCGGCTTCGTCACGCGCTCCCTGCGGAGGTGTGAAGTCAATGTCAGAGTAGGAGGCGAACTGCGAGATCCAGCCCGTTACCTCGGGACGGACAGCGATCGACGCGGTGAGCGCGGCGACGTTCTCGATAAAGGCTTCTTGGAAGGCAGGGAACGGGACGACCGTCGCGCCCATTACGCGAGCCGAGGTGACTCTCATCTTGAGATCGTCCATCGAGACAGCGACCTCGCCCGTAGCAGGATCGAGAGTCTCTGTAGGAGCTTCTGTAGGAACGATTACCTCGTACTCGAGGGAGTCGAGGTCGACAGAGACTCCGCGCAGCTCTCCGTTCCTTACAAGGTTCTGTAGGCTCATCGCGGAAGGATCGTCAGTCTTGACGTAGGAGCCGTAGGCGTGGATCTCTCGACCCATTCGCTCGATCCGTGTGAGACGACCGATCAGTACCGCGTTCATGTGACCCTCGGTAGTGCGGTCCGTCGCCATAAGAGGCAGAGGGAGATCTCTCCAACCGAGAGCGCCTTCCTCGATGTAGCGTCCGTCTCCAGTCCATACACCTTCGAGAACCATCATCGTGTGGAAGTCCTCCTCGACGTCGTCAGGAAGCATCTCGTCCTCGGGGTCCATCATCATCTGTCCTTCCGATCTAGCGATCCAAGCGTCGCAGGTACGAGCTGACGCGCATTTGAAGTCGAATACCTCACAGTAGCCGAGGTCGCCAGCGTCGACAGCCGACCACTCATCGCTCTCACCTGAGAGTCCTGTCTCGATACAGGATCGCATTGGATCGGTCGTATCGAACGCGGCGCAGTTACCGCAGAGGGCTGTCTTGGCTTCGTCGATTGTTACCTTCCAGCGGTCCGCCTTGACCTGCCAGAAGTCCTCGTTCGGTTCGCTCGGGTTGAGAGGTCCGTAAGCTGCGACCTTGATCGACTTCTCGCGGTTCTTGAGATTGAGAGCGACGTCCTGCGTGGCTGGAGGACAGGACTCGAGAGTCTCCTCCTCGCCTTCCTTGTCGCCCTTGTTGACCTCGACCTCTACCTCGACGGATACAGATTGACCGAGGACGTCGAGGTCGCGCCCTTTCGGGTCATCGACGACTGGAACGATCTGGAGTCTCATAGTAGTCAATGTAGCACTCGAAGTAGCCGACGTGCTAGGACCTAAGATCTCCTTCCCGTCAATGCGTATTACCGCACCCACTTGTAGCCCTTTTCTCCGGATCCTGCTGGGAACTTCACGATCGAGATCTCTCTCGGCGCGCCCTTTTTCGCAAGGAAGTAGGAGCAGGCGTGAGAGTAGGCTGTCGCGACAATGCTGTAGCCCGTGTCCTCGTAGAGCTTCGCGGACATAGCGTGAGCGTAAGTGAGAGGGTCGCGAGTTACCGTCATACCGCTAAGCCTCGAGTAGTTGTCCGTGTGGAGATGTAGGTACGAGACGGCTCCGTCCATCCACAGGATCGCTTGTGGCTCCTGCGCTGTCATACGCCTCCACTCCTGTCCCCATTCCTCGTATCGCTTGATCGTCATAAACGGGAAGTCGCAGACGTAAAGGTCGGCGCGTTCCGTTCCGAGGAGATCGTGAGCGTTCCCGTAGGACACCTCGACGCCAGCTCGATCGGCGAACGCAAACTCGAGTTGAGAGAGACAGGGCTCGTCAATCTCGTAGATCTTGTGACTGCGCGGTTCCACTTGCCCTTGGATCAGAGCTGAGAACGCTCCGACTCCGCCAAAGGGCTCGATTACAGACAGCCCCGTTGGAAGCATTCGCAAGAGATGCTGTACGCAGAGGAGGTTCTTGCCTGTCTCGAGGGTGCGCGAGTTGATGTATTCGTAGTAGCCGAGAGCGCGTCCCTCTCCGACCTTCCTGACTTCGCCTTGCTTGACGGGGAGGAGATACCTACCGCAGATGAGTGCTGTCTTGGTCGTCAATGTCTCTCCTCGATCGGGTCCGCGACGTCGCGATCCTCGCTCAGCAAATGCTAGCAGAAACGAAACGACCCTCGACTCAGGGAGTCGAGGGTCGGATCGGAGATACAGGGTTGACTATGGACGGGTCATGGTCCTGTATCTCAGATGTTCGGCAACGCGATTGTCGCTGTTCCAGCGTTCCTCCTCGCACCACCTGATCCATTCCTTGTGATCCTCGAGCGTCCAGCTCTCCCAGTTGCTCGTTCCCCAATCACTCTTAGAGAGGATCTCGTGGATCCGCGCGGAGACCGTGATCATGCGTACGCCCGAGACGATACGGACTCCGTCGAAGCCTTCGTACTGATCGAGGTAGAAGTCGGATCGTACGTTCGCGTCGTCCCACGAAATGAAACACTCCTCGTAAAAGTCGTCAGCTACGTCTCGGGTCGTGCCTCGGTTGTCCTTCTCGTACATTTCGTAGAAGGCAAGGTAGACGTGGTACACGGGCTTGGGGTTGAGACCGCCGATCTCGTTGTCGCCAGCCCAGACGCGGAGGACAGGATCGACGACGACGTAAGGCTCGTCCTCGTCCATTGAGTCCGCGTCGGGTTCGACAACCTTGCGGTAGGAGGACTGCGCGAGGGCGACCAGCTCCTCGATCTCGAGGGTGCGGTCGGTCACGAACTCCGTCGTGATCTTGTAGACGATCGGCTCGCTCACTTGCGCTGTCCTGTTCGCTCGAGGTAGACGTCGAACTCGGCGACCGTCCAGCAGGATCCGAGCGAGTCGGCAACGGGCTCGTAGCACGAGCGACAGGCAGTACCGTCGTCGGTCCCCGTCGCGGACGCCTGACAGCACTCGGTTAGTCCGTAGACGAGTCCGTCGCTCTCGACGAACTCGACGTCGCAGAGTTCCCAGAGATCGTATTTGCCGAGGGAGAGGGGCGCGCTCATTGCGCGCCCTTTCCCATGTAGCTGTGGATCTCCCACGCGTAGCCTGTCTGATAGGCGACAGCGTCGATCAGTTCCTGAGCCTGCTCGGGAGTCTCGAACATACGAGCGAGAGCAGGGTGCGTAGTCTTGGTGATCCGACGTGCGCGAACTGAGTGGAGGAAACTCCTTGAGTTCGGGTAGCGAGGGCTGACGAGTTTGATGACGTACTTGGTGCTCATTGTGCGATCGCCTTCCAAGCGAGGTTCATTGCGTAGATGTGCGATGAGCCGTTCTGACGAGCCTCGAGATACGTGAGGTATCCGACAACGTCGGGAAGGGAGTTGGCGACTTCCCAATCGCGGATCGAGATCCGTACTTTCTTTGGCTCGGGTGTATTTCTGTGTGTGTGGTGTATGTCCATGTCACTAACGATAGCCGACTCGAGTCGGCGTGTCAAGTCTTATGACGGATTATTTTTTTGCCCTTGAAACGAAAGGCTCTCCGACCTCTACGTCTGGGGGGATCGGAGATCGGAGAGCCTCAGATCAGATGTCCCGTCTGATCGTTCGTGTAACTCGAGAGGAGTCAGTTCTTGGTGATTACCTCGGGCTTAGGGATCGACCTCCACGCGGTCTCCATCGCCTCGGCGCTAGCCGCCATAGCTGGAGAGATCTCGAAATGGAGCCACTTTCCTCCGGGCGTTCCGGCATTGTCGGACTCCGAATACACCTTCACGCCACTCGCCTTGTCAGCTCGACTACAGCGATAACCGCGACCCCACGCCTTGCCGGGACCTTTACCGTCGGGGTCGAAGGCGTAGTCGTGGATCTCCTCGATACCGAGTTCGGTTGCGTGAGCGAGACACCACTCCCAAGCTTCGAGGGCTGTCTTACGGTTGCTGTAACCAGCATCGAGGGCTCTACCTGTCGCGTGAACGCTCATCCACTTCTTGTAATCGGGGAGCTTCTCGAGCTGATCGGCGTTCTTGCCCTGAAACTGAGCAGGCGCGGATCGCATCGCGCGGACCTGAAGGATCCCGAGGTTCGAGAGGTTCCATCGGCGCTCGAGGAGATCCATGAACTTCGCGACGCCCGGAGGGACAGCCCTGCCGATCTTGTCGAAGCCCGTGTAGGGGCGCTTCGTGTTCGTCACTTCGCAGCTCCGAGACCGAAGGAGCCGTCCTTCTTGTTGACGAAGCGGAGAGCGACGGGGATCAGGCTCGCCCAGATCGCGTTGAGTGTCGACTTCGGATCGCCTCCCGAGGCGGTGTAGGCGGCGATGCCTGTCCCGACGAGAGATCGGAGGTACGACTCGATCATTGCTTTATTCTGTGGGCTGAGGTTCATTCTGTTGCTCCTTCGGTTTGGACTTGAGTCCGTTAGCTGATAATACACCAGCGAGCGAGCCCGTCATAAACACGCAGAGCGTAGAGACGAGGTCGATAAATGCGGCGTCATTGGGCGCTTGCTTGGTGATCGGTTGCGTAACGAATACGAGAGACCAGAGCATTACGAGGACGCTCATCGCGAACACGAAGGCGAGCGTCAGTCCAATGATAAAGATCAGCCGAGCGTGGATCTCCTCGGGCGTGTGGCGCTTCTCAGGGTTGCGTAGTGTCGGGCTCATTCGCGATGTCCTCCTCGGGGATCAGGTCGGTCGTACAGGTATCGGAAGCATTACAGATCGGAGGTCGACACTCCTCGAGCTGCCAGTTCGCAGGATCTTGACAGGGGTAGCGGTAACTCCCGTCGTAGCCACAGCCCGTCAGAACGAGCAAGAGGAACACGCCGAACACGGCAACGAGGGACAGGGCGAGCCTTCTCATTCCTCGTCCTCCGATCCGACGACGTGGAGAACGATCTGGAGGAGAACGATGACGATCGACAGCCAGCCGACGAAGGATCGGATCCAGCCCGACAGCGTCAGGTAGACGACGACAGCCGTAGCCCATACCCAGAGGTTTTCCTTTACGAACTCGGTATGTCTGTTCACGTCAATCTCCGTCTCGGTGGCGGAACGACCGTTAGCATTCCTGTCGCCGCAATCATTGTACGTCTTTCTCCAACGGGAATGTTGGAAAACAGAGGGACGTAGTCGTCAGTCTTTCCGCCGAACACGTTGACCTTCTCCTCGAACGCTTCGCGGACCTCGTCGGGCGCGTTCTGTACGGCTTCGACAATGAGAGACGCCTCCTCCATTGTGAGAGCCGACTCGTCGATCGAGGCGAACACGATCTCCGCCTCCTCGGAGGACAGCGACGCTACGACCTCGGGATCCGTCGCGCGCTCGACAGCCTCGGTAGAGGACATTGTCGGAGCGTCGGGCTTCGTGACGACGGAGGTCGTCGTCGCCGATAGTGTTGTTGGCGTGATAGTCGTCGGAGCGTTTAGCGTACTTGTCGGAGCGATAATGACTGCCGTAGTCGTCGGAGCTGGCGAGACGGTCGAGGAGAGAGTTGCGGTCGGCGGATTACTGATTGCTTGGGCGGCGGTGCTACTCGGGCTGACCGTACTGCTCGGGAGCTGGTGAGATGTCGTCGTCGCCGGGATCGTCGTCGAGGTTGTCGAGGTTGACGTGGTGGACGAAGTGGTACTGGTGGTACTGGTGGTCGTGGCTGTCGTGGTCGTTGTCGTCGACGTTGTCACGGTACTTGTCGTGGTTGTCGGAGGGACAGCGTCGACAGTAAATGCCTCGGGTGGCACGATGTTCCAATCCGCATTGTCGGCGTCAAACTGCCACATAAGCATGGCGCAGGTTCCGCCTCCGTTCTCGTAGATCCAGCCGTCAAGGGCGAGGGGAGATCCTGTCGGGAAGGCGAGTCGAGGCGAGTAGTCCGCGCTACAGCCCTTGTCTGACCAGTCGCCAAACGTCGTACCGTCGATTGTAAAGTGACTGCCGTCGTCGCTTGCGATCGCGAAGCGGACAGAGGACACGCCCTCGGGGATCGTCACGAAGCCTTCGTAATGGACGAGGAACGCGTCTCCTCCGCAGCTGCCGATCGGATCGTACTCGTACTGTATGTTTACGAAAGGGTCGACTCGGAAGCCACAGAGAGGGTGCTCCGTGTCGGAGCGTGTCGGAGGGAACTCCGAAATACTGTAGGCGGTAACGGAGAGCCCCTGAGACGAGGCTTCGGCGGAGTGTGGCGCAAGAGTGCCGAAAGCGACTGCGACGAGGCTAACGAGCGACAGGAGACGCCTCATCGTCAGGGTTCGGGGAGTTGTACGGGTGCGTAAGGATCGAGCTTCTGGTCGGCTCGCGAGTCGCGTCGGAAGTATTCGTCGATCGCCTCGGGATAGCCGAGCGAGACATACGTCCGTAACTCTGTCGCGGACATAGTCGAGTAATCAAGGGTAACGATTATGGACCCGTCGAAAGTGTCTACAACTACGTTTGCTTCGCTCATTATAACCTCCAGCCGAATGCCTTCGCATACTCTATCGTCGCAAGGTTGGTGCTCTTGCCCTTGCTGATCCAGAAGTCAGCGAACGCCTCCGCGTATCCCTCGTAAATGTTTGTGCTTCCGTACTGAGAGAGGTTGCCAGCTCGGCTGTGCTTGCCTAGAAGGTTGATCTTGTCTGACATTGCGGATTGGACTCGGCGAGCGTCGGCAGGGCTCAATCCTCCTAAAAGAAGGTCTCCAGCGTCGATTGCGTGACCGTACTCGTGAATAATCGTGTAGCGGCGCGCTTCAATTCCTCCCGCCCTACTAAAGAAGCCCGTTTCCTTCTGGATTGCCGAACTTCGCATTTGCTTGGCGCTCAGTCTCATATTTCCGTAGAAACGAGCATCTTTAGTAATCGTCATACTGCCAGCCGCGTTAACTGTCTCGTCAACTGTCTCGACGATCTCGACGAACATTCCACGAGCCGAGATGGGATTGCCGTCGATCAGCTCCGATAGTTGCGCTGTGACGACGTCAAACGCTTCCTGCCCTATGTCCTCGAGGTCGAGCACGATCACGTCTCCTCGGACTGAGGTTCTGCTAGCCTCGGCGATTCTCTGTCGCGTTGCCTCGCGCCTTGCTTCGTGGTTCTTGACGTCTGACTTGTAATACTTGTTATTTTTCTTGATAGGAGCAGGACCAGCGACTCGATCGAGAACTTCCTCAATGTTCCTTTCTGTTATCGCGGTAAAATAATCCATAGGAACGGGAGTCGGCTCGAGAGGGACTTCCTCGACGTCGATCTCCTCGAGTTCCTGTCCTCCCTCCTCCGCTATCGCTTCCTGCTCGGGGATTACTGATCCGTCGGGGCGAGTGTCGCCCGGATACAGGAACTCGACGTAGCAACGGCAGTTGACGACGTTGAACGCGGATCCGCTTGGATCGTGAGGGTACATCATCGGCTCACCGTCGACGTCGAACGGCTCGTCGACGGGGATCGACTCGCTCATCATGTCCGTATGCCACTCGCGACCTCGCGCGTCTCCTGTCGCTACCCAGACCTTCTCGACGGGTCCGAACTCGCCGAGGAGCTGAGCGCCTTCCCAATCTCCGTTGACGTAGGCTCCGATCGTCTCGGTCCTTGCGATCGTGTCTGCGCGGTACTCCGAGAAGTCCGAGAGCTTCCCGATCTGATCCTTCAGTTCCTCATTGCTCATTCCCGAGGCGACAGCCGACGACACTCGATCGCGGACATCGTTCCAGATCGTGTCTCCGACTCCAGCGAGACGGTTCGATGCTGTGCTCATATACGAGAGCGCCTGATCATTCGTGACGCGAGCCCACGACGCGACCTCCTCGTCGCTCATCGCGTCGGTCCCCGGCGCTTGCGTAAAGGCGGACAGGGCTCCCGAGAGGTACGTCTCCTCGATCTCGGGCGCGATCTCTCGTTCGTAGATCAGTCTCCAGTCACCGACAATCGAGTCAAAGGCGTGGAAGTCGCCAGCCGCCGTCAGCGACGAGACGATCGAGGTCTCGGGGAGTGTCGCGAGGAAACGGTCGTACGCGGTCGTAATGACCTTCTTGAGGGATCGGGCGATCGACTCGGCGAGCGCGTCAGATCGGCGCTCGAGCCACGCCTCTGTCTCCCTGCGGTCCTTCGGGTCAGGAAGGTCGGAGGGCGCTCTCAAGGCGTCCATAACGATGCTCCTGCTTCGAGGCGAGAAGGGCTCGCGTGTAGGTATCGAGAGACAGGCTCAACGCGTCAGCGTCTACGCCGTAGCGGTCCGCGATCTCGGGAACAAGGATCCACGCTCCCTCGAGGAGCGAGCCAAGATCAGAGTGGGCTGTCGCGTCAAAGTGCGTATGTAGCGCAGACGGATCCGCGCAGACTACCGACGAGGCTCCGCCGGGCTGTCCCTTCCCAGCCGCCGATCGGAGACGAGATCCAGCTCGCTCGAGGGCTCGGCGTACCATCATGTCGCAAGAAGCAAGCAGAGCCGCCTGTACGACGCTCGTCGGTTGCGTTTCGGGGACCGTGTTCTCGGGTGCTGGCGCTGTGATCTCGGGGACGGCTGACGCCTTCGCGTCCTCGACGACAGACACTCCCTCGGCGATCTCGGGCGCGCTGAGGTAGCCGAGGTCGATGAGGATTCCCGGTGCCAGCGTCGGCGCTCCGCGCACAACAGAGAGCAGGACGTTGCGCCTGCGCTCCTCGTCGTCGGGGGCGTCCTCGGGTGAGAAGCCCATCTCGCGAAGGAGGGCGTCGGCTGAGAGTTCGTTTCGATCGTACGCCTCGAGTGCGCTCGCGGTCTTATCGGGCTTAGTCCGCAGGTCCGACGTGTCGTACCAGATCATTGCCTCGTTCGGGTCGTAGCCCTCGGCGGTCAGAGCCGCCTCGAGGAAGCCGATCGTGAGTGCGTGGACGACGGTCTCGGAGAGGGGCTCAATGTGGAGCGTGATCGCTTCCTCCGCAACCTGCCAAGCGCCCCAATGGTTCATTCCGCCTGTCCCCGTGAGGACCTCGGGCGGTATGTCGAGCCCGAGCGCAAGGCGCTTGATCGCTTGATCCATCAGCTCCATTACGCGATCGTCGAAAGGTGTCGAGAATGTCAGGTGCTTGATCTTGTCGACGAGTTCGCCGGGGACCTTGACGACGAGAGGGACGACAGCAGCTGCCGAGCTTCGGTCGATGAGGGGCGTGGTCATCGCGTCAATCAGAGTGTCAACGAAACCATCCTCGGGCGCTGTGGTGTTCTGGTCGTCGGGGTCGACAGGCTGAGACGCTTGAGGTCCCTGACCCGGAGGGAATACAGCCTCGGAAGGGATCGCGAGGACTCCAGCTCCTGCGAGGCGCGACGTCGCTGTCGCGTGTATGTGACGGTTGAGGAGGTCGATCTCGGACAGGACAGCGAGGACACCTCGGACAGGAGCGTCAGGCTCCCACGAACGTCGAGGGTGCTTGCGCCATACGCGTACGACGATCGCGTTCGGGTGTAGATCTCTCCAGCGTTTCTCGCCGACTCGGATCTCGACTCTGCCTTCGCGCGTCTCGCGGATCTCCTCGGTCGACAGGACCAGCCAAGTATCGAAGCGATCGGAGAGGGGATCGTCGAGGGACGGCTCGGCAACGAGCCAAGCTACGCCCGTGACGGAGAGGTGGATACCGAAGGAAAGAAGCATTTGCCCTTGTCCCGATTGTCCGCCTGCGATCTGAGCGACGATCTCGGCGGCGCGCTTCTGCGCTGGAGTGTTGATCGGGTCCTCGGAGTCGATAATGATCGGATCTCCGCCGGGGCTGTCGGGTGGGCGAGCTGCGACGAGGTTGACGCGAGACATCGCATTGGCGATCCAGTTGATCCCGAAGCGAAGCTCTCCAATGTTGTCGTAGTAATCCCAAGCGTCGTGATGCCAGCCGTGTACGGAGACCGACGACGACGCGCGGACACCTAGATTGGGCGCGAGCATAATCTCGGCAGCTGCTACAAGGCTATTGAACTGAGGGGCTCGGGCTCTCGGGCGACGGTCTGGCACAGACTAAGACTACACAATGACGAGAGCGAAGTAGCAGTATGTCAGCAGTAACGCTTCCAGCGTTGTACGACCTTGTCCTTCGAGCGACAGATGAAGCCTTGGAGGTTCTCTGAGTGTTTCACGCATCCCCAACCGTAAGGACCTACGGGATAAACGAACTCCCCGTCAGGTTCCGTATGACCGAGAAACGCGATCTTGTCCGCGACACGAACCTGATACTGAGGTGTCTTACCCTTGGCGCTCGAGGAGTTACTCCACCTACGCCAAGTGCCTCTGTAGATTCCCAATCCGCCCGTGTAGGAACGAGTCGAGTGCTTCCAGTTCCGCCCGGTCTCGCAGACTGCCAAGGAGTGATAATACTGATCTGGAAGTATTCCGTTGTAGAGGCTGTGACCTTTTTTCGCGCCAAGGATCGTTACGACCTCGGGTGACGCGGTGGCTCGCCCAATCGGGAGAGTCAAGGAGATCGCAATCACGAGGGCTGTTCCGATCTTGATGCGGTTAGTCATAAAGCAGTCTTTCTGTAGGCGACAGGGGCGCTCTCGGGCTCGGTGGCTCTGGAGAGTAGGGGCGCTATGGCTCGGTAATACGACCCTAGCGAACAGAGACGTCGAACGCCACGACCTCGGAGGGCAAGGTCGTGGCGTTGAGGTCCCGATCGGGCGGAAGCCCTACTCCCAGAAGCGATTGCCGAGGCGCAACTCGGTCAAGAAATCGTCAAGAATCTTGTTGGCGACTCGATCCCGGTCACCCTTCGGGAACAACTCAGACCACTTAGTCGTCATCGAGCCATGCTCAAGGTTGTACTGTTTCGCCGCCGAATTGACGACTCGGGACAGCGCAACTAGCGCCTTGTCTCGATAGAAGTCTCCTCGGTCGTGATGCTTGGCAAGGCTCTTTAGACAGGGCTGTAGATACGCCCTGTGGATAGCGAAGTCGTTAGTGAGATACAACTCCAACTCAACAGCCTCGTGCGAGTAGATGTCGCTCATCGTGTCGCGTCCAGTCTGTCGTCGATCTCGATCGTGCTGAGCAGATCGCCGAGCCTCCATCGAATGTCGTCGAGGTCTCGCCCGAGGACAGCGCGGTCGAAGCCGTTGGCGTGAGCCTGAGCGTCCTCGAGAGCCTCGTGAGCCTTCTTGAGGAGGGCGATTACGCGTGATGGGGTGCTCATTGCGTCACCTCCGAGTCGGCGCGAAGGAGAGGGGCGAGCGAGTAGGTCCCGAGAGGGTAGCAATACTCGACGTCGTCGGACCACTTGCGGATCGCGACTCGTTTGATCTGTCCTCGCCAGTCGAGCGTGACGAAGTTCGTCGATCGCTTGACGACGGTAAAGGCGAACACGCAGTCGTAATCTCCGAGGGATCGAACGCTGAGCACTTGACCTACGGCAAATGTCGCGCCAGCCTCGACGAAAGGCGTCTCCTCGGGCTCGTCGCGGAACCAGTCGGGGTCGACCCCACAGCCGACAAGGTACTGCCAGATCTCGTTGACGACGTCGGTCCCCTTCGGAGATGTCGCGAGGATCGTGGCGATCCTCTCCAGCTCGGTGTTTCTCATTGTGTATCTCCTGTTGTAGGTCGGCGTATGCCGTGTGGTGGTGTTGGATCGGTGTCGAAGGATCGGGCGTCGCCCTGTCGGGTCGGGGCGTGTCCGCCCTCGTCGAAGCAGGCGTCGCACCAGTCGCCTACCTCGTCCATCTCGTGACGGGACAGGACGTGCGTACAGCCACATACGCAGGAACAGCGACCGTTACGAGGGATCGCAAATACGGGGTGCTCAGGGGATCGGCGAGATACTCTCACGCGTACTCCTCCTCGTCGCAGATCGTCGCGTAGACGACCTCGTCGGAGTAGTGGATCCCCGAGCCGTACTCACGGCTGTCGGCGAGAGCGATGAACACTCCGTTGGCGTCGCCTGACTCGGTGATCGTCGAGATCGCGTCGATCTCAGCGAGCAGAACGTAGGACGGCTGGAAGGCTCCCCTGACGGGGAACTCGCCTCCAACCTCCTCTCGGATCTCCGTCAGACGGTCAATCAGCTCGTCGAGCGTCATCTTACTTACCTGCTTTCTTGAGGGCGCGAGCCTGTGCCTTCTGGCGAGCCTCGACGAATGCGGACTCGCCCTTCTCGCGAAGGATTGTCGCGAGCGACTGGCTGATCTTCATCTGCTCTTGCATCTCGACAGGCGCGTCAGGGAAGCAGATCGAGCAGAGCCCTGCGCCGAGTGCCTCGACAGCGACGTCTACCTTCATGTTCGAGAGGGAAGGAACGAGGGCGAACTGCGTTGGGTTCTTACCCTTGTTGCAGGTGTGACAGGAGGTTGACGAGTGAATGTGACCCGAGGAGGAGGCGACGAGGAAGTAGCGATCCCAACCTCCGCGAGCGACGTACTCGGCTTCGAGGGCTGTCAGCTCTGAGGTGATCTTGGCGAGTTCTGTCTCGAGGTTGGCGATACGAGCGAAGGTCTCCTCGTCGAGGGTTGCTCCTCGGTGGCTCCAGATGAACTTGCGATCTCGTGGAGTTCCGTCGTCGTAGGTCATTGGAGCATTGTCGAGCATCTCGCGAGCGATCGCGTAAGCCTCGCCTGCGACCATTGTGCGGTCCTCGGTTGGGTGGAAGTAGGTCGACTTGTAGCCGTAGCCGACGTGCTGTTCGCGACCGACGAAACGGGTAAGGAAGTCGTGCTGACCAGCGAGGCGATCGGCTGTCGTTACTTGCTTCCAAGAGAGGTCAAGAACGAGAGTGTCGATCTCGACCGGGGTGAGTGTTGCTGTGGTGTATGTGTCCATGTGTATAAAGATAGCCGACTCGAGTCGGCGTGTCAAGTCTTATGACGGATTATTTTTTTGCCCTTGAAACGTAGGGAACAGAGAGGGCTGAAAAGTGTCTTGCTGGAGCGAGTCCTCGAGCTTCTGTGCCCAACGCTGTGCGTAGATCAGACAGCCTTTACACCTCTGGTGAGTTGCGTCGGGACGACAGAGAGGACCGTCAGCTCGTCGCGCTGTCATCGACCAAGCCATTGAGTCCGCACTCTGGAGCAGCTGCCAAGTGGCTCGGAGTGTCCGACCCTTGATCCCGAGCCCGTGATACGGAAGTCCGAGAGTGTCGACAGCCGTCAGAACAGCGAGCTGGTCAGGGAACGATCTCCCGACGAGCGCGCCGATCGAGATCGTCTCGAACGATCCGAGGTCCACGCCAGCCTTCTCGTACGCGTCTGCGTGGCGGAGGAAGTCGCTCGGGGTGATCCCCGTGAGGACAGGAGCCCAAGGCAACTCGGGAGCGATCGACGCGAGATCGAGAGTCGACTCGATCGTCAGCCGTTGGTGGTCGAGGACCGTGAGGCTCGTCATCTCGAGCGCGAGGGGCGCGCAGGGGTAATCCTGTACAACAGCGAACTGGAGACGCCCGACGTCGGACAGGAGTCGAGCGACGCCTCGAGCGTAGGTCTCGGGATCCGTCTCGTAACTCCCGTGTCGAACGATCTGCGTGAAGCCTCCCGAGTCGAGAGCCCAATCCACTCGAGCCGTGTGGCGAGATCGAGCGACGCTGTTCCAAGACAGAAAGAGAGGGCGGTCAGCCCTCTCCAGCCATACGGGTTGATCTGTCCCGAGGTAGAACCTCACGCCACTTGGCGCATTTTCTTGGCGATCGCCTTGTGCTCGCCGATGCCTGCTGTTGCCTCGTAGGTCTGAGCAGGAGGGACAGCTTCGCAGTAGCGCATTGCCTTGTCAAAGATCGAGAAGTATGCGTTCGGAAGCATCGCGTAAACGTCGAGAGCGTCGTCCTCGAGTCCGTACCAGATGATCCCGAGGACGAGGCGCTGGAAGCCCTTGTCACTCTTGCTGATCGAGCCCTTGTCGCCCATCTTGACGTCGTACGGTGCGATGACGTCGTTGATGCCGATGAGACCGTGAAGTGCGGAAAGAATGTAGACGTTGTTCTCGCCGACCTCGGCGATCGCGCCAGCGAGTTGCTCCTGAAAGGCTGAGCCGATGTAAAGGTCGCGAGCTGCGCAAGCCTCGGAAGCCTTGGCTCCGCCACAAGGAATGACGATGACTGGGATCTTGTTGCCGATGCGGTATGTGTCCATGTCAATAACTCTAGCCGACTCGAGTCGGCGTGTCAAGTCTTTAGCACGATTATTTTTTCAGCGATCGATACGGCTCTCGATCGTCGCGATCAGACCCGTCAGAGCTGACGCCGAGAGAGCGACGAACGCGAGGAGGACGAGGCGGTTCTCGGGGAACGCGATCGCGAGGACAGAGGGGACAGGCGCGACCCAGATCGAGAGACACCAGTCGCACGTCGCGAGGTAGCCGAGCATCTCGCCCTTGGCGATCGCCCACTCGCGGATCCGTTGCGTAATGCGATCGGCGGTCACGAGACGCGTGAGGCGGTAGGTGGACAGGGCGACGAGCGTGAGCAGGAAAGGAGTCATACGCCGATCTTAGTCGTCAGAGGCGACGTCGAGTAGGGGAGATGACGGAGCCGGGTACGACGGGCTGTGCGATTAGGAGCGACGCGACAGCGTGGACGAGCGCGTCCATACGGTCGGGACTCTTGCCTTCGTTCGGGACCCAACTCACCATCTGGCTCTCCAGCATCGGAAAGAAGCCTGCGTGGTGGACGAGACCTCGCTCGTACAGCGCCGACACGGGCTCGGCTCGAGCTGCCTTGCTGAGACGGGCTGTGATCTTTTCGACTCGGAGCGTCGGCTCGACTGCGTGGATCGTTGCGCGAACCATGTCTCCGCCCTGATTGGACTCGACGACGACGCGCTCCGCGTTCCACCGTTTCGCGGCGGAGGCTACTTGCGCTCCCCACTCCTCGGGTCGACCGCCCATCGAACAATCCTCGAGGACTACCGCGTGATCGACACCAGCTCTGCCCTGCGTAGGCGCACAGGCGACGACGATTCCGCACTCGGCTGTCTCGCCCGGCGGATCGACAGCGACGATGATCCTCCACGCGCGACGCTCGAGGAGAGACGGGAGCCCTCGATCGGAGAGGTGCTTATTGAGTCCAGCCCAAGGTTGACGGACGTCGAACGACGTCAGACGGGATCGGTCGAGGATCTGCTCGGTCCAGAGCGCCCCTTCGACGTCGTCGAGCCACTCCGCGTGTAGCTCCTGTCGCCCGAGGCGCGTTCCCTCGTATCGCCCAAGGACGTCGTCGATGAAGCCCGGCGCGAGGTTGGCGACGTTGTCGTAGGTCGATCCTGTCGTGACGAGAGTGTCGTCTCGCTGTGAGAGGTTCCTGAGCCAGCGCGCTGGCTTCGGAGTACCTGTGAGTAGCGCCCAAGGCTCCCTGCCGAGGCGGAGACCGAGGAGCAGGTTCGAGAGAGTGTCCTCCCCTCGAGGCATCGAGGCAGGCTCGTCGACCCACGCCCAACCATGCTGTGGTCCGCGAAGTCGATCGGGTTCCTCCGCCGAGAACAAGGTCGCCATTGCGCCATTGTGGAATGTCACTCGACGTTTCGAGGGCTCGTAGATCGGGCGCTCGGAGGGAGGAAAGACAGACAGGAGACCCGACTCGCCCTCGACCATTACGTCGCGTACGTCGGCGGCTGTCGGTCCGACGAGGGCGATGCGCGGTTCCCTCTCGATCATCTGTCGCGTCGTCTCGGCTCCGACGCGAGTCTTGCCGAAGCCTCGTCCAGCAATCAGCATCCACGCGCGGTAGCGAGTACCGAGTCCCTCGGGGCGCGCCTGATTAGGACGTCGCCAGAACTCCCAGAGGTACATCAGAGTTTCGAGCTGAGACGGGGACAGCCCCTCTCGGATCGTGTCGATCTCGCCGGACAGGATCGCCTTCTCCGCGTCGCTCATACGTTCCCATTGTCGGGTGTCGATCGTCGTCATCGCCTTGCGCGGAGTCCCTGACCCGGCGCGAGTCCAGCAGGCTGTCGAGTCCTTGTCGGCAGAGGTGTCGGCTCGGGGACAGCCTCAAGGACACCAACGACCTCAAGGACACCAGCGTTGGTTGCTGTGATCTCTTGAGGGGCGCTGTGAGTCGGGGCAATCTCAACGACCTCATTCTGAGTCTCTTGGGGCTCTGGTTCGATCGTTGCCGTTACTGCCGTAGTGTCGATTACCGCGCGAGACCTCTCTCTCATTCGAGAGATACGTTCGTCGAGGAGCGTCGCGAACGTCGTATCGACCTCGACAGGACCTCCGTTCGCGCCTGTGATCTCGATCCGTCGCGCCGCCAGCATTGTGATTGCCGAGGCAGCTCGGATCCTGTCGCCTGACTTCTCAGCCTCCTCCATCTCACGCACGAGACGCCGGATCGCTTGGAGGTGAGCCGAGGCGAGGAAGCGATCGGTCCGTTCCTGTAGGTCGTTGACCGCGTAGCGAAGGGCTCGCTGTCCCTCGGGAGAGAGCAAGTGGTATCGGACCGTCTCCTCGTCGACCTCCAGCTCGGAGGCGATCTGCTTGTACGTCGCCCCAGCGAGGGCAAGGTTGGTCGCTTTCGCGAGGTCTACGGAACGCTCCGCCACCTCTCGACGGGCTCTCGGCTTGCGCGCTGTCTTGGTCGGAGGTGTCTTGGCGGTCGCTTTCGGGGTTGCCTTCTTAGCGGTCATTGCGTGTCCTTCGTAGTGACGAGATCGGCGGTCTCGCCTGCCTCGCGGATAATCCAATCCTGTACGGCTCTCTCAATCAGGCGGTTGACGCTAATCCCCAAGTGACTTGCTTCCGCCTTGACGAGGAGGAGGTCTCTCGGGACGAAGCGCACCAACACTTGTATGCGCGGAGTCTCGTATTCGGTCGGTCTACCCATTTCGGTAGTTGACGCTATCAGTAACGAGGTGTCGGGAGGACATCAGCGAGCGCCTGTGCGACGACCTCGGGGCTCTGTGTCCCGTCGATACGTACGTGCGACCAGCCTCCTGCGAGGCGTTGCGTCTTGGTGTAGCGCCCCTTCCACCACGACTCTGTCTGTTCCTTCGTGCCGAGGCGTAGGGCTCGGGCTCGAGCGCGCTCTCTAGCGACCTCGGGAGCGACGTCGATCCACACGATCGTGAGGACACCTGCCTGATCAGCGGCGGTAAGGAAGCCCGAGTTGGCGAGCCTGTCCCCTTCGGCGAGGACGACGTTCGCAGGGCGAGAGGAGATGAACTCGATCGCTTTCGGGTTGATCGCCATGCCGAGAGCGTCGGTCCCTGAGAAGCCTGACTCGCGGACCTTGCCGAGCTGGATACAGCCTGCGCCGTAGTCGAGGTGTGGGATCGGTGTGAGGAGTTGCGTCGGTGTCCCCCAATGTACGAGTTCTGTCGCCCGTAGAACGGCAGACGACTTCCCCGAGCCGGGCGCTCCGATGACGTAGATCGTTCTCATAGTTATCCTTTCGGCTCGGATCCAATGATCCAGAGCCCTGTTGTCGAGTCTCCCTCGGTGAAGCCTCGGGCTACGTCGGGGTGCGAGAGCAAATGATTGACGACCTTGCCCTCGTAGGTCGGGTGAAACGTGATCCCGTCGAGCGACTGAGGGACGCGCTTGCCGTACGAGACGAGTCCCGAGGAGTGGAGATCGTGCATCTCGACCTCGAGCGAGGACGGAAGGGACACTCCGAGCTTCTGTCGGAATAGGTCGAGCCTGTCCTCGATAAGGCTCTCTCTGTTCGGTCCGATCCCGATGAGCGTGACCTTCTCGATCGAGTGAGGGTAGAGCGACAGCCCGAGAAGGATCGAGATCGTCGAGTTCGCCGATCCGCAGGGAATGACGAGGTGACGGAGGTCCGAGGGGATCCCCTGAGCCTGAGCCGCGCCGACCTTGTGGAACGCGATGACGGAGTCGTCGTCGGGGTCGGGAGAGATGCCGTAGCGGAGGTGGTAGCGCCCTGTCTCCTCTACGTCCTTGTTGACAGCCGACTGTAGGGCAGGGTTGTAGCCGACCTTGATCGTACGGAACTCGGCTCCGAACTCGAGAGCAATCTTGACGTTGCTGTGGCGTATCGCCTTGTCGAGGGTCGTTCCTCCGATGACGATCCGCAGGGGAAGCCCGACGTACTCCGCGATACACGCGCTCATTGGGAGCTGAGGCGACAGGACAGAGGCTCCCGTCGTGATGCCTAAGTACCCTGCCTCGGCAGCTCGGTTGAGGAGAAAGAGACATTGACGGAACTTCGCTCCGTTGACCTTGCCGTAGCCGAGCGGCGCGCAATAGTCCTCGCGCTTATACCAGCGCCCTCCTCGGTTCTCCCAAGGCGTAGTAGCCGTCAGGACCTCGTCCCACCCGATCGTCATCGGAACACTCCGAACGAGTTGGTGCGTACGAGATCGTCGAACTCGCACTTCATGTCCGCGTACTCTCCCGACATCATCGGCAACCGTCCTGTCTCTCTGTACCAGTTCTGTTTGAGCGCGACGCAACCCGGGTCTCCGAGATTGTCCTCGAGTCTCAGCTCTACGGGGAGACGCTCCGCGCGGATCTCCCAGAATAAGTCGAGGTCAGCGTCAGTCGCGACTCCTCGCGAGCCCACAATCCTGTCGTAGTTCATGTCTGCGTAGACGTTTGGATACCGACGGTTAGGTCGGTGGAATGACTTGTAGGTACAGAGAGCCGACTCGAGGGTCAGTCTGTTGACGAAACGCGCGTACGGCTGTCCTGTCGCTCGTGTCTGTGCCTCGAGGAGGAGATCGTCGCCTACCTGAGCGAGGTATTCGAGGTCCTCTCCCGTGTAGCGCCCGTCGAAGGTCGGGTTGCTGGCGTGGTGATCTAGGTCGTCGCGCCCCGAGACGATCGAGAGCCCGTTACGGTGCGATCGGGAGCCAGCTCGATCCTCGAGCATCAGGTCGTTAGGAGAGACAGCGACGCCCGAGCAGAGGAGGTAATCGCAGAACGACCACGCCGAGAGTCTGCCGAAGGTCGGGATCGCACGAGCCGCGGTCCACGTCGCACTCCAGCCCTCGCTCGCTGTCGATCTCCAGAAGTCCTCCTGCAAGGATCCGTTGAGGAGAGTCCTGTAGCCGTGTATCGCTTTCGGGATCGCTCGACGATGGTATCGGCGGTCCGTGTCGACGACGATCGAGTCGACGTTCTCCTCGAGCCAAGCGACGAGCCTGTCCGCGTCGTCGATCGACGGAGCCTCTCGCCACAGGCGAAGCGTAGTAATGGGGTGTTGCGTACAGCCATTGAGGAAAGAGAACCAGAGAGTCTCCTCGGTTGTCCAGCCGAGCTTCTCGGCGAGACTAGGAATGATGAGGTAGACGAGTCCGGGGTGAGTCCCGTACTTCGTGTGATAGTCGTAGAACCGAAGGAACACCTCGCGCCGATACTCGGGTCGGCGTAGATCCGCGTCCTCGGGGAGCGTCGTCAGGGTCACTTACGGAGGCGCTCCGCCTTGCGACGGTCGGCGTCGGTCGCTCGGATCGCGGCGCGCTCGACCTCGTCGGCAGGGTTCGGAGAGCAAGACTTCATTCCATTCTTAGCGTAAGCAACGAGCGTGTAGCGCCAAGCATCGTGAGACGTCACCGTGAAAGGCGTGACGCCGTGTAAGACAGATTGACCGTCGAAAATAGAGATTGAGCCGTGAGGGACAGCGAGGTAGACGTCGTAGTCCGCGAGGTAGAGGAGCCCTCCGTCGATCCCGTGTCGACAGGCGATCATTGCTGACCACGAACCTCTGATGTTCCCTGAGTCCTTGTGGAACGGGAGCGCGGCGGTATTGTTGATGATCCCCGAGGTCCAAGGTGTCCCACGAATGAGCCACGCATTCGGGACAGAGTCGAGGACAGCCTCGGCGGATTGACGGTAGGCGTCGGGCGCGTGTTCGCGGAATCGGCGCTCGGCGGTGTAGACGAAGTCGTAGATCAGCTCGGCGGCGTCGGGGTAGTTGCGGTCGAAGCGACAGCGCGTACACGCCCAACGGGATCGGAGAGGCGCAGGAGCTGCGTAACCAAACGTATTGTGCTCGACAGAGATCCCCGAGAGACGTCCTTCGTTGCCGACACGCTCCCATTGCGTAACGTGACGCAGCTGCTGTGCGATCGCGGAGGCGAGTTGCTGTTCGCCAAGGATCTGGACCGCGACGACCTCGTCGAGATCGGCGTCGACGATACAGGCGGTCTCGTTGATGATGAGGGAGTCGGGGCTCGGGGCTGGCGCTGTGGCGCGGATCTGCTTACGTCCGCAGTTCGGGCAGGGCTTATTCGGCGTGTACGGGATCATCTCCCCACAGGAACGGACCGTACGAGTCCTGTCTCCGACGTCGAGAGACGTACAGACAACCGTTGGTACACGTCGCTGTAGAACGACGCGCTTCACTCGGAGACTGCCTTACCGAGGACAATCCTTACTACGTCGGCGTTCGTCTTGACGTCGTAGCGAGATCGGAGAGCCGTGAGGTTCTGTACGACCTCGTCGTAGGTTTCGCCTTGGAACGGGAGAATGATCGAGCGAATGTCGCTCGCGTCGTAGATCGGTCCTCGGTCGCCGGGCGTCATTCCCTGCTCGACGTTCCCGACGTAAAGGTCTCCGGGGTGCTCGTCATTACGCAGAAGGAGCGTGTAGGTCGCGTCGTCGTAGCCTGTCCCCTTGAGGCTGTCTCCTTCCTCGAGGATCGACCCGAGGACAGCGAAAAGGGCGTCGTCGTCGTAGTACGCGAGGTCGCTCGTGCGGTTATCGGCGAGGAGGATCCGCTTCGCTTGAGTGTCGTCGACGTCGAGCCAGATTCCGGGGACCTCAGTAGCGCCACTCTGCTTCGCTGCCTTGAGGCGAGTGTGACCAGCTAGAACGCGACCCGTCGACTTCTGTACGAGGATCGCCCCGTAGAAGCCGTTGGCGGCGATGCTCTCGTTGACAGCCTTGGAGTCGCCTCGGCGAGGGTTGTCGGGGTGCTCGGACAGGTCTGCAACCGAGATCGAAGGGTCGAACTCTTGCTGGATAGTTTTCATTTATTGTCCTCTTTCGTTGGAGTCCTTTTGATGATGACGTGGATCGCGTCGGGCGTGAGGGGATCCGCGCTCAGGGCTGTCCTCTGGCGGTTGAGGCGGCGCGTAATGTCCGCCTGCGTGTAGCCCGAGGTGACGAGTTCTACGACAAGGCGATTGCGTTCGAGAAGGGCGCGCTGTCCTCGAACAATCTCGCGCTCAAGTGCCTCGAGTTTCTGTTCTTTCGAGGATCGGGGAAGTGGAGGAGGTGTCGGAGCCATTGCGTAAATGGTATCACCAACGAGGGCTACCGACAGAGGTAGGTAGAGACTCTCTACTCCTGTCCCTGCGCTCGATCCTGTCGACCGATCTCGGAGAAGCGACGCCCGTCGAGCTTCTTATTGAAGTGCGGAATGTTGTTAGCAGGGATCCCGATCCTCGTCGTATTGAGAAGGATCGCGAGGAGGTCCGAGGCTTCTTGACTCTGATAGCCAGCGAGAGCGATTGCCTCCTCGGTCGGGAACACGTCGGCGTGGCGATCTCTGTCGGGGTCAATCAGGCTGTCCTCGAGTCCGCCCGTCGAGAACAGGTAGCGGAAGTTCGCAGGGATCTCGTCGGGGTCGAGACTCTTGAGGAGGGAGACCTCTTTCGTGTAGGCGTAGAACAGCACGTCGCTAAAGAGGCGCGCCGTGTAGATCCAGTCGCGGAGATACTCCAATGAAAAGAAGTCACCTGAGTCGTGGATACGGATCGCCGAGCCTCCTCGATCGACCCATTGACGCAGGTAGGGATCGAGATCTCCCGTAACTCGACGCGCGACGCCTGTCGGTCGGAACTTAGCCTGAGCCAGCTCTCCGTGTAGATCCGAGAGCCATTGACCCGGATCGTCGAGGTAGCGCGTGAGGTTCCGAGTGTGCGCCTCGAGGACATTTGAGAAGCGATAAGTTCCGTTCCTCGCGTAGCACACCTGAGCACAGGCTCCTGCGTTCGGACAGGTCTTGAACCTCTCGCCTGACGGGAGAACAACGTACCAAGCAGGTATGGCATAGTTCCAAATGTGATCAGGGCGCAGCTCGGAGTTCTGCGTTAGGAGTGTTCGAGATCCGAGCGCCATACTGCTCCACGTTACACTCGAGCGTATGACAACCGAGATGACGCTTCGCGAATGGATTGAGTACGGACAGGAGAGAGGCTTCTGCTCAGCGCCGACGTGCGACACGCACGAAGGATTGCCGATTACCGAGGCGGAGATCGAGCAGTTCGACGGAGGAGACGATCCCTGCGTCGTCGGTGTGCGGATCTACGGAGCCGACGGAGCCGTCAACCACTAATCCGAGAAGGGCTCGATCGAGACGTAGAAGTCCTGTCCCCAGATCTCGATCGGGTGATACCCGAGTCGAATACACCACTTGTCAGCCGAGTAGATCCCGATTCCGTCCTTGCGCCAGCCTGAGATCTTGGAGTTCTCGACCGCGCTGAGACGACCGTCCCTCGTGAGTCTGTCGATTAGAGGTTGACCGTCGAGTCGAACCTTGACCGAGTCCGAGAGAGGTCGGTATCGCTTTCGCGCCTCCCTACTCGCGACGGTACAGATCTCGCACCGACACTTGTAGACGCGGTAGGCGTGGAGACCGTGTGCGAAGGATCTCGTCTCTTTCTCGGGTTCGCATTGTTGCTCGACGTCGGGCTCGATAACGGCAATGCGGTCGACAGGAGCGAAGCCGTAGCAGGGGCAGATCTTTCGGTAATGCGCCTCGAGCTGACCTCCTGCCTGTAGCAGGTTAGTTAGGGAGTCTTGACGTTCGATCCCTCCGTACAGGCGACGCGCCAGCCTCTCGGCGTACTCACACTCCACGAAGCCACCTCCAAAACGCGTAAAGGACAGCCGCGCCAGCCGTATAGAAGCCGATCCAGTTAGGAAGTTTCATTATGCCTCCGCGCTCGCCACAGCCATTGTCCAGCCGACAGCGTTGAGGAAGCCCTCGACGACCTCGGCGCTCAGGTCCGTGTCGTTGGAGATGATCGGTATGACTCGGGCTGTTAGCTGCGATCCTCCGACGATCCGACCTTCGACGTCCTCGGAGTATGTCCGTCGCCAATACTGCGATCCGTCGTCGTGAAGGGTCAGCGTTGCCATGTGAAGGTACGACCTCTCTGTCTCGAGGTCATACGCCTGTACGCAGATCGCTGTCGCGACGTTTGGATCGTAATCAGCCATTCGCTCGAGATCCCCGTGAACGAGGTCGGGTTCTCCGACGTCGCTCAGCCGAGTCCAGCTCTCGTCGATTCGCCCAATGTACCGAGCGTTGACGACCGAGGCGATCAGGGCGTGAAGCGCGACGCGTGTCTCGACAGCGACCTCCATTCCCTTCGGCTCGTACGGCTGAGCAAACGCGTGTGCGCTGTAGCCGAGAGCGTAGGAGCAGGTCATCACGCAACCGTCCTGCTTCCACATCTGTATTGCGCTGTCGAGGAGCGCGGTCATCTGTAGGTCTAGGTCTAGCGGCGCGGTCATAGTGTCTCCTTCTCGTCAATAACGACGACATTGAATAAAGGATTGTCCTCGGAGATCCTGTCTCGAGCAATAATCGCGTAGGCAGGATTGAGTTCCGTTCCGACGAAGCTCCTCCCGTGTCGTAGCCCGACGACGCCGACAGTTCCCGACCCCGTAAAAGGATCGAGGACGAGATCGCCCCTCCTGCTCGAGGACAGGAGACAGGGCTCGACGAGTGCCTCGGGCATAACAGCGAAGTGAGAGCCCTTGAACGCCTTGATCGCAATCGTCCAGACAGATCTCTTATTCCGTGTATCTTGCTCCCCGTCCTCGGTAACGGTTGAGACGCTCGTCTCGCGGATCGCGTCATTATCAAAGAAGTAACGCGCGGACTTCGTCAGCATAAATACGTACTCGTGAGCCTTCGTACAGCGATCGAGGACGCTCTCGGGCATCGGATTAGGCTTATGCCAGATCACGTCCTGCCGTAAATACCAGCCGTCCTTCTGTAGACCGAAGGCGACTCGCCAAGGTATCCCGACGAGGTCCTTCGGCTTGAGACCGTCGGGAACTATCGCGCTGTGCGCGTGTTCCATATGACGCTCGTTATTGGTCGCGCCGAGGTTGCCTGCTGGACCCTTGCCGGATCCCGAGTAGGAGTCGCCGAGGTTGAGCCAGAGGACTCCGTCGTCGGCGAGGACACGTCGCACCTCACGAAAGACTCGGACCATCGACTCGACGTACTCGTCGGGAGTCTCCTCGAGTCCAAGCTGGCTGTCGACGCGACGCGCTCCGCATTGCCTACAGAGTGTCTTGAAGATCCCGTCTCCGACTCCGCCGAGGGCGAGGTTCTTGTGCCCTGTCGAGGTCATCTCCGAATACTTCGAGTCACGACGGTGCGAGCAGTCGGGATCGCCCCCGATCCACTCGCCTGTCCCGTAATCGCGCAGACCCCAGTACGGAGGAGACGTGATACAGGATTGGACCGATCGGTCCGCGACGTCGGCGAGGCGGTCGAGGACATCTCCGACGAGGATCGTCGCCCTGCGCTCGGTTGCGAACTCTTGAGTCATACTGTCTCCGTCGCGATCGACGCCTTCGAGAGGAGGGCTGTATCGAGCGCCTCCATAAGTTGCGAGAGTGTGACGTCGTGGAGCGACAGAGTCAGACGAACTCCGTCGGAGCTTCGGATTGAGATCGTCAGAGCGAGTTCGTCGTCGGGGTCGACCTCGATCTCCTCGGTCCTGTGAACGCTCATCGTGGTCTGACGATTGTCGTTCCTGTCGTGAGTGATAAAAGCGACTCGGTGGAGACCGTCGCTGTACGAGGCGCTCAGGGATCGCATTCCCGAGAAGCTCCACAAGGTCTCGCGAACGTGAGTACGTCTCTCCTCTCGTCGAAACGGAGTCGTCGTATGTGATCGGTAGTCGGTATTGTCTGTTGTCATTGGCGTGTCTTTCTTGTTGTATTGTCGTCGGCAGGATAGCCGACTCGAGTCGAGGAGTCAACTACCCTGCGTTGGCTCTCTTGATTGTGGCGGCGATCGCGTCGGGCGTGATCAGGGCAACGCCGAGCTTCTCGCGCTCTCGGTTGATAATCCGAGCGACGTCGATCTGCTTATGCCCTCGGTTGACGAGGGCGACGATGAGAGCGTTTCGTTCGTCGTATGCCTTGATACCTCGGGCGATTAGTCTCTCGAGACGTTTGAGTTCGTCAACGTCGTTCTTTTTCGTGTCGGTCATTGGGGAGTTTCTTTCTAGGTGGCGTGTCGGACATTTGCGGACAGGGTTCGCATAGCGTCGAGACGAGATCGGAGCGAGAGGAGAGCCTCCTTCGTTGACTGTCTCTGCGCTTCGGCGAGTTTCCAGTCTCGAAACTCCGACGCGCAATGAAGGTCGCATCGAGCCTGTCGCTCGTGTTGGGTCATTTTGATTGAGGGATCATTGGCGAAGCCGACGATCGCTCTCGCCATTCGGATCTTGTAATCCGATTCGGTGATCGCAGCTGCCTCAGATTGTTCGGCATACAGGTAGGTCTGCTCCTCGAGGAGATCGCTCAGCTCGGCAATGTTCGCCTCGATCTCGCCCTGAGTGAGGAGTCGACTCATACCGATGAGCCTGTCTCGAGGAGACGTCGGAGCACGTCGCGACCGAGATCCGTCACCTCGTAGACGGAGCAGAAAGTTCCGCTTCCCGGATTACAGCGTTCCACGCCTGTCTCGCGAATGAGTCCGATCCTCTTGAGCGAGGAGACACGTCTCCGCGTTCCCTCGAGCGCCGAGAGAGGAGCCTCCGCCCCGACAACAGCGACCGCTACTTCCTGCGCGGTGTAGGGCTGGAGAGAGAGCGCCTCGAGGACACGAGCCTGCCGAGATCCTCGACGGAAGCTTCTCGGGTCGGAGGAGTGTCGATCGCCAGCCTCTTTCGAGGTTCGGGGATCGGCGGTACGGGCTGTCGCTTCGTCGACGGGGATCACTCCCCTGCCCGAACAATGCGGACAGCACATTACTTGACGGACCTCGGGGACGATCTCCCCGAAAAGGTCTAGCTGCTGTTTCATTAGTGTCATTGGATTATTCCTTTGGTTGAGGTCTCCGTAAGAGACCGAGGTTGCGTGACGACTCGGGGTACGCGTGTACCCAGTCGTGGTGAGCCCTACAGAGGGTCACGAGGTTGTCGGGCGTGTCCCGACCTCCCTGCGATCTCCGTAGAATGTGATGAGGGTCGAGTCGTCCCCAACAGGTCAGGTCAGGTATCAGCTCTCTGCCTTTACAGCCCTTGTCCCGAAGGAACACGGTCGTACGCACGTCGCTGTCGAGTCCTGTCCGTCGCTGTCGCTTCGGTGTGGATCTCTTGAGAGGTGTCCGTCGCTGTATTGGTCCTGATCGCTTCATCTGATCTCCTGTCGAGTTGGACTCTAGCCGACTCGGGTCGAGTTGTCGAGGATCCTTGTTCTCTCTGTTCTTGCCGACTCGGGTCGGGTTGAGATTGTGTAGAGCCCCCACCCCCTTTCGTCAGGGTGAGACAGCGACGAAGGGTAAAAGAACAATACGAGTCTCAGGTACAACGAGCGTGCCACGCATTCTTTCTCAAGAAATACGCACCCCCTCTTAGAGTCTGCTAAGCCAGCGTCAGCCCCTCTCCCTCGGCAAATGCCCTTATGACATTCGTTGCGGATCGGGGAAGCGACATCTCTGTTCATCGAGTGACCACCGCGAGTCGAGGGTTCTCACGCCCTCTGGGTGGCGACTAAGCAGTCAGATGTCGCTCGGCGAGATTGTTCCCGTTAACGAAATTGGGTGAGCCCACCTACGCCGTCGATCTGAGTATTAGTGTCATCGAGTCTTACTCGGAATGCTGTAGAATGTGAGGGACCTCTCTTGCGGAACAGGATTGGGAACGGGCGACGAGCCCGAGGGTCGCCAACCATAGCGCACTCCTCGGGCTCTCAGCTCGTTAGAACTCAGAAAACTCGGTAGCGATCTCGTCGCCGATCCGAGCAAACGCGTCGAGAACGACAGCGTCGAGAGTTTCTCCGTAGGTGTCGAATACTTGTCGAGCCAGACTCCAAGCGAGGAGATCCGATCGGATCTCGAGTCCCGTCATTGGTTTCTGGAAATCTCCGTCGGGGCTGATCCAGCCCTGATCTCCTGTCAGCTCGTTCCCCTTGTCGACGTCGATCGAGACCGTCACCGTGAATGTGAGGACACGTCGACGAGACACTTCCGCGCTCACTCGTGACTCCCGTGACAGCCCTGTGAGCCACAGCCCGACGCGCAGACAAGGCGTACGCGACAGACGCAGAAGCCTCGAACGCACGAGGGACAGGAGCCGTAGCGGTATGTCTTGGCGAGAGCTACTCCCTCCTCGGTCAGAGGATAGGTCCACGCCCTGTCCTCCCAGACTTCTTTATTGAGGAGATCGAGGTTCTGGAGAGTCATAATGATCTCGTGCCCTAGTTCGCTATTACGCGCGAACAATCCCTCTTTCTTGGGAATGACTCCGCCTGTCGTCTCGAGCCAGCACAGAACAGAACGCTGTAGGTCGGTCAGCTTGATGCTCATTGTCCCTCCTCCGTTTCGTCTTTCGCCGAGGCGATCCATTCCGCGTCGGCGAGGTCCGCCATTGCGATCTTGAGCGCGACCCAATCACGAGCCTCCTGTTGCTTCTCGATCGAGAGGTCGGCGAGTTTGCCGAACTCCTTGAGGAACTCCGCCTTGATCGACTTCGCTGTATCGGCTGTCACCTCCGCCAGCATTCTCTTGATCTCGTCTGCCTCGGGTGTCGCGGCGACGGGAGCCTTCTTGACGGGCGCGCTCTCGCGTTCCGCAGGACGTGTCGGAGCGTTGCGAGGTTGACGCGGAGCTGCTCCAGCCCCGTCGTCGTCCTCGGCGGCGAGTCCGAGGACAGCGAGTAGCGAGTAGCGACGCCCGTAGGTAATCGCCGATCCTGTCTCCTGCGCGGTCCGACCGTTCGGAAGGAGGAGAGGGTCGAAGGTGATCCATTGTCCAGAGCCGTGTAGCAGAGTCGTCGTAATGGCGACCGTGTCGTGATCGGGGTTCGAGGCTGTCTGTGTAACAGCGAGGTCGTACTTCGCGAGGATCGGGCGGATCATCGAGAGCGCGTCGGCGAGGTCCGCGTAGCGGTAGCCGTACGACGCTCCTGTCTTGGTCGGGATCTTAGCCTCGCGACCTTTTGGCACGTCGGAGAGTTCGCCGAGAGCCTTGACGAGAGAAGCAGAGATGTTCTGTATCTCGGGAGAGGAGGTCCAGCTCATACGCGCTCCCCTTCGATCGAGATCGAGAAGCCGGTCTGTCGCTTCGCGCGGTACTCGTCGGGCTGTAGACCGAGTTGCTTGCGGAAGCCTGTCTTGGGATCGGCTCCGAACGAGAAGCTCGAGTCGAGGAGGTTGTAGGTCTCGCGGATTGCGTTCGACAGGGCAGGGTGAACCTCGCCTGTCATCTTGTCCGTTGCGAGCTTCTGTACGATCGCGCGGACAGCGTCGTCGAACATCTGCTCGCGGCTCGAGTCGTGGATCCACGTTGACGAATACTTCGCCTTGCGGACGACGTTGCCGACGCCAGCGATGACGAGGGAGTCGTCCTCCATAGAAGCGGACAGCGACTCGGTAATCTCGTCCTGTAGCAGGCGCGAGGCAGAGACGAGTCGAGAGAGCAGGTCGAAGCGACGTGCTAGGTCTGAGGGCGTACCCTCGGTGATAAGTGTCGGGTCGATTCCCTCAAGACTCTTGAGAGCCTTGGCGAGGGTCGTCGACGGATCGGTAGTGGGCATTGGCGTGTCTCCTAATGGATTGGTGGATTGGTGTGGACAGTAGCGACGTCTCAATCTGAGAACGACTCTATTGGACCCCTGTGTCGGGGTTCTGCCTGCTGTCCGTCAGGCGAGATCAGAATCCGTTTCCGAGCACGATCATATTCGTGAGGGACTGGAGGGCTCGACGGTCCTCGCGACGAGCGTCGCGGACCTCCTCCTCGGAGGTCATACGAGCCAGCTCTGCGTCGGCGTAGTCGATCGGGAATACCTCACCCTTCGCGGATCGCTCCTCGATGAGTTGAGCCTCGGCGAGGTTGACGACGTTGCGCCAGATCGAGAGGTTCGACGGGTAGACAGGATCCGCCGCCGTAGCGACTTCGCAATCGTGACCGTAGTAGTCCTCGGCGGCGAGGACCCGATCGCACTCGGGACAGCGACTCATTGGCGTTCTCCTGTCGCGTAGATACGGATCGACGATCCGCGCTCCTCGATCATCTCGCCGAGGAGGACCTGACTGGTCTTGCCCTCTTTCGTCGAGACGTTGACGACCTTGCCTGAGAGATTGTCGGTCGTGCCGTAGACACGGATCCGCCAGTCGCCGCCGACCTTGGTCCACGAGACCTCGATCGACGAGGTCGGTTGATCTGGATTGTTCATTGCTGTGCTTCTTTCTATTCTTGTGCGGCTTCGCACTCGTCGCAGTCAGTCGTCGTACACTCGGTCAGTAGTTGTTCTCCCGACCTGAGTGCCTTGAGTGCCTTGCGAATGTTTGCGATCAGGCGAGGAGGGCTGTAGTTCCCGTTGTCAGCTTGATCGACGATCGTGAGGTAGTGACTCGAGCAGTAGCCGATCTCGACCCCGAACCGAGCCTCGAGGGAATCGTCGAATGTCAGAGGGAAGGGCGCTTGTATGTCGTAGCCCGAGCCCGTGGGAGTCAGGGCGAATCCGAGCTTCTTACACTCGCGCCCCAGTTCCCAAAGTAGGTCGTCCACTAATGTTTTCTTGACGATCTTTCCGCCGAAGGTGTACCAGACGCCTTCTGACGGGCGGCGGTCGAGTTCGCTGTCTTGGTCGGTGTCTGTGTGCTGGTCCATAGGGACCACTCTAGCCGACTCGGGTCGGCGAGTCAAGTCTTTAGTTTCGTCGGTCATTGCGCGCCCTCCTCGGTTGGCTTGGGTTCCTTGCGGAATACTCGGAATACGTCCTTCTCGTAGAGTTGCTCCTCGATGATCCCGTCGACCTCGTAGCCGTAGCGCGAGACCTCGTAGAAGGAAATGTGGATCTTGAAGCGACGCTCTAACACGTCCTTGAGGCAGTTGTAGAACACTCGATCGTGAACCTCGCGGCGACCTCGGACACCTCGAGTGCCGACAGCGAAGTGGACCAACTCGTGCGCGAGTGTCTCGTAACTCGGTGCGACCTTCAGCATCACGGTCCAGCGATTGTAGTCGGCGAGTCCAGCCGCGCCGCCGATGCCTTGCCAGACCAATCCCTCGCGATCGACTCGGCATCCCCGAGTCATCATCTCGATCCTCGGCTGCCGAGCGCCCTTGTGATAAGGCTCGAGGAGCTTCCACAGCTTCGCGGCTTCTTTCTCAATGTTGTATTTCTCGCGCCCTATTGTGGTGACGCGCTTCATGGCTGATGCGATCAGCTTCTTGTCTTTCGTGTATTGGTCCATACGGACCATTCTAGCCGACTCGAGTCGGCTTGTCAAGTCGGGCAGAAATGCGAAAAGGACAGCGAACGAGAAACGCTGTCCTTTTCGACGGACCGAGGGTACTCAATCCAATGACGTACGGGAGATTACTCGGTGGGCTCCGAGGTGTCAACTTCCTCGGGAGTCGGATCGGCGGCGACGGGAACCTCATCGAAGGACTCGATCGGAGGCTCGGGCTTCGGCTTCTTTCGTCCCGACAACGGAGCTGAGTAGAAATCCTTGAATGGGACTTTCGCGATCTCGTAGAGCGCCTTGCCGATCGCGGAAAGCATCTCGGTCTGCGGATCGGTTGGAGTGTCGACAGCCTCGAGCGCGACAGCGCCCGTGAGACCAGATCGGAGGACAAGGACTCGACCCGTCGCCGCGACGAACAGGAGAGGACACTCCTCGAGAGCGAGAGCCTTCGAGAGCGCGTCGGCTGTCTCGTCGCCGATCACGTAGACACTATTGAGCGCAGGTCCTGTCTCGGGGATCGGGCGGTACTTGGCGCGTGAGTCGACCGTATGAGCGATCGCGGCGAGGGCAAGGGCGTCTGAGATGTCCATTGAGTTTCCGATCAGGTTTTGATGATGTAGTTCAGGACCGCGTAAGGCTGTAGGTTGCCCGAGGCGACGGCAGCTGAGGAAGCTCCCGAGTTAGCAGTCGAGACGGCTCCCGACGTACCCGAGAACGCAGGGACGTCGATCGCGTGAGCGTGTCCACCTTGTCCGGAGGTAACAGTAACCGAGCCCGAGACCGAGTGGCTATGCGTTCCATTGTTGAGCACGTCGACACCAATAAAGACGAACGATGGAGGAGTAGTCGTCGGAGTGTTATCGGTTCCTCCACTTATTCCTGCGGCGACAGTCGTGTTTCCAGTATGAGTGTGACTCGTGCTGGAGGTTTGCTTAGCGTTCAAACCGTGGACGTGGTTCTCGAGGTTGCTCTGAGATACGCCGTGATCGTGATCTCCGTTGGCGTCAGCTGTCAGGCTAAACGTCGCCGCGTGATCGTGAGTGCCAGCCGTTGTCGTATTGAACGACGGGTGATCGTGGTCGATCGTGTGCGTATGAGGAATCGGGTGAGTGTGGGGAGCCGTACTCGCCTTGTCTCCGCCTGTCTCGCCGAGAGCGTCGAACTCTGTCTGAGTGCCGTCGAGACCGACGACGACTCGCCCGTTCATGAGAGGAACGCGGAATGTTCCAGCCGCAGGAGCCGCCTGTCCGCCCATCGTCGCGTAGGTCGATCCGAGGACCGCAAACAAGGCAGGGTAGAGAGTCTCAGAGTATGCCGTACCATCGCACAGGAGGTAGCCGGGAGGCGCTGTCGTGCCTGCGAAAGGCATAAGTGACCCAGAGGGAGGGGTCGCTCCGATCAGGCGCGCTTCTACGCGGAGGTTGTCGATTAGGGCGTTCGTGATCGAGCCTGTCCCCGAAGCAACACGGACTCGAGCGAGAGGGATCGAGGAGGTCGGGATCGTCGGATCGACAGGAGTCGCCGAGGCTGTCCCCTGTACGACGAATACTCGAGCGTCGTCTCCAGCAGGTCCGCCTGCGTTAGTGTCGCGAACCTGAACAATGACGATGTCATAGCGAGTTCCCGAGCCGGGCGCAGCTGCGATAGTTAGGTTACTTGTCACGGCTTCATCTCGGGCGAGATACTTACCCTGAAAGGATTGATCAGTTCCCGTAATGACAGCGACGCCAGCGGCGACGTCGACCGCCATACTTGGAGTTCCGCGCTGAGTGACAGCGAAAGAGGAAGCTCCAATGACGCCTTGTTCCCAGAGATTGTCGTAGAGGACACGGTCAATACGCGCCGGGTAGTCGACATTTTGGAGCCAGTTCGCGATTACAGCCATACCCGAATACTACACGAATGTAGTGCCTCTGTGGAGGCTAGGACAGTTTGATGATCTTGGAGAAAACTATGTAGGGCTGGACGTTGTTATGCGCTCCGCCTCCGCCCGTCGGATTATTCGTAGCCGTGTTCGCACTTGCCTCGTACGGTCCCTGATAGGAGCCTTGGTTGATGTATTGGACCTGTGCGATAAGGGTAGTAAAGGCTCCTGCGTTACCTCCGAAAGACATACCGAAAGACTGTCCGGGTCCGAGCGTGTGACCATGAGCGTTCTGCGTGTGATTGTGAGACGGGATCTCGGCGGTCGAGAGCGTGACGGTCTTAGCGCCTCCCGTGTCTCCGACGTTGTCGAAGTCCGCGTCTGACGGATTGCGAGCGACCGAGACTCGACCCCGTGTATCGGGCAGGACAATGTCTGCGCCACTCTTGAATACGCTCGGGAGGACAGCCCAAAGCGACGGGTAGAGAGTCTGTCCGCCCGTGATCGTCGAGCCGTCCATTATTGCCCACCCTGTCGGGGCTGTCGTGCCGACATAGTCGACCATCATTCCGACAGGACCGAGCGCCGAGGGACCGACGTCGTGCCTGTGCGCGAGAGCTTCGAGATTGACGAGGCGACTCTTAGAGTCCGAGAGCGAGGCTCCGAGAGCGTCGGTCGGCGACGTCGTAGTACGGGGACGAGTCACGAGATCAGCCTCCACTCTCAGGCAAGGCGATCGCCTGCATCTGTACCGTTACGAGACCGTCGGAGTCTTGAGAGATCGACTGAGAGATGATCTGAGAGATGACAGGAACAGCAGGAACCGTCAGGATCGAGATCGTCGGGTTCGCTGTCGAGGGGACAACGGTCCCCGGCTGTACGACGGTCACGATCTCTCCGAGGTCGTAGTTAGAGTCGAGGAAGTAGCGGATCGGCTCGAGGGAGAACGTGTAGACGATCTGCGGACTCTGTGACTCGGTGACAATCCCGTTGGCTTGCTGAGTGAGGTTGGCTTGAGTCTGTTCCTGTGGGAGACCTCGAAACTTCTCCCAACGTCCTCGAGGGTCGGTCGACAGCCCTGCCGTAGGGACGACGACGGGCGTCGTAACGACAGAGTCTCCCGTGACGATCGCGACATTGGCGAACAGCGCGGAGCCGCTCGGCTTCGTAATCGACAGGGCGTTCGCTCCGAGGACGACGGGCTGAGGATTCGGGGCAGGATAGGTCGTCGGGATCTGCGTGACAATGAGCGCCCCGAACGGGTCGATCCTCCAAACAATACCCTGAGCAATCTGAGAGAGTTCGACGATTGACTCGAGAATGTTCGCGCCGATCTCGTACGAGCGATCTCGAGGGACGACAGGACCAGCCGACCCCAACACGATTCCGAGGTTGCCGTTGACCTGCGACTGAGTATGGGAGATCAGAGAAGCAACGATAAGTCCCTGCGATAGACCCGTGTAGGACAGGGCGGAGTTGACGTAGCGCGAAGCGAGGAGACGTCGGTAGCAACAGCAAGCGACCGCGATCTGATTGTTCCCGTCGTAGGTCCAATCTTGTGTCACCTCGAGAACACGGAAACGCTCGATCAGGACTCCGTCAAGGTATAACCAGATGTCCGTCGCCAGCTCGGAGATCTCGACGCCGGGGAGGCTGTCTCCGGGACAGGAGAACGAGAACGTACAGCCGTCATCGAGGTTTTTCGTGAGTTGCCATTCGTCAAAGAACGTAAGTACCGACGCAGGTCCTGTCCCCGACGAGGGACCGTAGGCGACGAGATAGGTCCCTGCCATGATCTAGGAGAACCACTTATCGAAGTAGCAGAGCGTGAACGACGGGGATCCCGTGTAAGAGTCAGCCTGTAGGCGGATCTGGTTTTCGCCGGGCGTGAGGCGGATCTCGTCCCACGTCCAATCTGCGAAGTTCGTAATGCCGTAGAGCGAGTCCTCGGGGTCATTGTTGCGAAGGATCGTGCGTTCCTGAGTGTTGATGTCGATCGTCTGTCCTGCGAGGAGCGTCAGCCCCGAGAAGGTAATCGTCGTATCGTTGACGAGGAGCTGAGGATCGACGAGTTCCGAGGTGACGGTTCCTGTCCAGTCCATCGGAGCGTTACCGAGGGGCGTGAAAGAGGTAACGCCGTATTGCGGTGAGTACGGATACTCGCGGTCGAACTCGAGATCATACGTACGACCGAACTCCTCCGAGCCTGTAATGAGGGCGACAGCGCAATGCTGATCTAGTCCCGAGGTGTAGGGATCCTGCGAGATCCATTGGAGGACCATTGAGAGATACTTCGGAGCGTCGACGACGAGAGGACCGTCGACACCTCGTACGCGTAGAGAGCGTGTCGTCTCGACCGACGAGGACGGTCCGATACAGCCGACGTCGTTCTGCTGTACGGTCCAGACGACCTGCGGACGGTAGCGCGGAGACAGGAAAGGCGTCACGAGATCGAGGAGGTTCTGCGTTGCGAGTTTGGTCTGATCGAAGCGGAGGGCGACGGTGACGGGGCGAGGACCGAGATACGCGGTCGTATCGACCGATCCGTCGGACAGCGATCGAGGAGTCATAACTTCGCGAACCTCGGGGAAGCCAATCTCGAACGATGTCACTACGAAGCCGTCGGCGCAATCGAGGTCGAGGCGACCGAGGACAGGATCGGTGAGGTAGATCATTGGGCGAAACTCCTTGCGCGTTCGGCGACCATCACCTTCGCGGCGAGGAGCTGAGCGTCGATCGGTGAGACGAATGTAGCACTCTCAATGTTGACGGCAGAGCCCGAAGTTCGAGCGAGGCTTGCGAGACCTGACTGCTCCATCAGATCGAGAGCGCGACGAGGACGCGTGAGGGGAATGACTGCCTCTGCTCCAGCCTCTCCGATGATCGCGTTCTGCGCGCCTGAGAAAATGCCGCCGTTAGCGAGTTCGGGGACATTTTGCGAGAACTGGAAAGAGACGTCGACCGCAAACTCTTTCTGGAGTTTCGCGAGTTGTCTTGCGGTTAGCTTCTTGCTCTTGAGGCTCACTTGATACTTGTTGATGACCGAGCTGATACCTGCGACGAGCGCCTCTCCTGCGGTAACGCCAGCCTGCTTGAAGTTGCCTGCCGCGTTGAGACCGACCTGATCGCCGACCGCCTGTACCTGCGCGGTCAGAGTGTTGGCTCGAAGGATCCCGTCGGCGGAGGACAGCAACTCCGTCGCGATTGCGGAGCCAGCGTCGACACCTGCGGAAAGGACCTGCTGTAGAGCTGCCTCGGACAATCCGCCTGCGATCAGTCGATTGACAAGGACTCCGAAGTTCTGAGTCTTGACGGCTTGAGCGTTGAGAGCTGCGAGGAAGCCCGATCCCGACTCCGTTCCTGCGTCGAAGGCGTCCTTGAACGAGAACGCTCCTGTGACCGCCTTGCCGACGTCGACAGCGAAGTCGCTGAACGCCTTACGCGCCTTGTCGAGGACGTCTCCAGCCTTCTTGAGGTTGTCCTCGAAGCCTTTACCGAACTCGTCGCGGAGCGACTTGACCTTCGTCGCTGTCTTTTCCGCAGCTCCTCCAAGGGCGGCGACTTTCGGAGTCGTCTCCTCGGCAGCCTCTCCGGCATTTTTCGTCGACTCCTCGAACTTACGGAAGTCCGCCGCCGACGCCGCCTTCGTTGCGGCTTCGCCGATCCTCCCGAATGTCACCTCGGCTATCTGTCCGATCTTGGGAATGTCGATACCGATCTTGCCGAGGAGTCCGCCGATCTTGTTGATACCCGACGTGAGACCGTTGATTACCTTGATCCATGAGTTGATCATGAACTCGAAGTAGCCAATAATCGCGTTGACGACCGCATTGACGCCCTTGCGGAACCACTCGATCTTCTTGTAGGCGACGACGAACGCCGCGACTAGCGCGACAATCGCGACAATGATCAGCCCGATCGGGTTGAGCGCCATTGCCGTATTTAGACCTACCTGAGCGGCGGTCGCGTTCGCTGTCGCGACGGTCTGACCGACGAGGGCGGCGGTATTTGCTCCTGTCGCCGCTGTCGCTGTCCCCGTGATAAGCGCGTAGGTCGCCTTGACGCCTGCGGCGAGGGTCTCGATTGCCATCTGGATCTTGAGAGCCGTGTTGACCGCGATCACCGAGGCGGCGATCCCTCCGATGACTACGCCGAGAGTAATGAACAGCCCCGTATTTTCCTCCGCGAAGGACGCGAAGCCAGCAAACACTCCTGCGAGAGTGTCGATCACAGGAAGCAGGACGGATCCGATCGACTCGGCGGCGTTCTCGAGGGAGATCTGGATCGCCGCGAACGACGACTTCGACGCCTCAGCTGTCCCTCCGACCTGAGTCTCGATCGCCTTGAGGATAAGGTCCTGCGCTTGGAGAGTCTGACCTGACTCGACGAGCGTCTTGATCTTTTCCTTTTCTTGCGCGGTAAAGGTGACACCAGCTCGAGCGAGGGCTCCGATGCCCTTGATCGGGTCCTGTAGCGCCTTACCGAGTTGGACTGCGTTCGTCTCGGCGGATCCGAAACCAGCAGCTGCGAGGTCAAGCGCGGCGACGGTGGCGCGGTCAAACGCGCCTCCTGTCTGTCCTACGGTCTTAGTCAGGTTGGCAAATGTTGCGAGCTTCGTCTGCGTTGCCTTGATGAGTTCGCCGTCGACCGCAAGAGTCTTTTCGAGTTCGTCGGCGTAGGCAGATACTCTCGCTGTCGCTCCTGCGTAGCCCATTGAGGACATAACTGAGGCGAGACGTCGTTGGGCGATCTCCGCCTCCTCCGCCTTCTTAGCCATAAACGTAAAAGCGCCCGTGACAGCAGTTAGCGCAATACCAGCAGGAACGACCGCCTTATCTGTAAGGTCCTTGAGTTGACCTTTCGTGCCCTTGAGTTCGACCTTTTTCCACGCGTCAGCGAAGCCCTCGACAGCCCTCTCAGCCTTCTTGACTTCTTGCGTGACGCCCTGTTCAATGTCCTTGCCGACCTTGGAGGTATCGGCGCGAACCTCAATGTATGTTTCTCCTACTTGGGGCATACACGCATTGTAGGGCAATCGAGTGTGCTATGGGAGACTAATCCCGGAGCGACACGCCTGTTACTCCGGGATTAGTCGATCATTTGCGTTGACTAGCGAATTGTTGCCACGCATCGTCGTCGTCGCCGTACCAGCTAGGTACACCTCTGACACGATACTGACGAGGAGGAGTGAGGGCTTCCTCGATCGTTGCGAGATCCTTTTCGTCTGCGTGTTCGCGGATCGCGTAAAGGTAAGTATTGACGGCTCTGTCAGCCGACATCTGAGTTGGGTCTACGCCTCGGCTGGAGCACCAGCCGTCAAACTGCTCCCAGTTTCGGACGATCCACCCGACGACGACTGCTCCTGCGTAGGGTTTGCTTGACCTGTATATTCCGTAACGAGTTCTTGGATCATGTCAGACAGCATTGCGAAGTCGAGGTCTCCTGCGATCGAGTCGAAGGCGTTATGCGCGCCGGGTTCGAGGAAGTGTCGAATAATGTCGAGAAACGTCTCGCGCTTGATCTGCGAAGCCTTGATGTCGCTCACGCCCTCGGGCGTGGGAGCCTGTAGCGTCTCGACGAGGTCGGCGATCTCGATCAGATCTACGGAAGCCTTGAGGCGGACCGTAACGTCGTCGATCACCCACTCGATCGGATTCGCGCGTCGACGGGCTGTTGCTGTCTGGAATGCTCTCTGGCGTGTCATAGGGTTTATGGTAGCAGATAGGTAGGAGCTACTTCGCAGCAGACAGCGCATCGCGTAGGAACGGGCGCGCCTTGACTCCGCGAGATCGCTTCGCGTAGACGTAGTTGCCTGTCGCTCCACCCTTGTAACGCCGACGTCCTACGCCTGAGTTGTTCTTGACAGCCCAACGGAGGACTCGCGCGCGCACAGGAACGATGTATCCCCGACCTGCCTCGACTCCTGTCCCCTCGTGGACATAGAGCGCGTACTCGACGTTGGTTCCGACTCGCCCGATCGGATTACCGCCTGCGGAGCGCATCTCCATCGCGAGAGACGCGCGGAGACGTCCCTCGTCGACAGGCGCGTTACGACGAGCCTGATTGAGGACTCGGTTCGTGCGTCGCTGTATGTCGATCCATACGGGACCTTGGGGACTCGCCATGAGTCCGCGCAGGGCGCTCTGGTCAATCTTGACCGAGGTGCTCACTAGCTGAGTCCGAGCGCCTTGGCGACACCTGCGGCGACGGATCCGCCGATCGCGCCTCCAGCGATCGCGACTCCAGCGAGGAACCAGCGAACTCCCGAGACCTGACTCTCGATCTCGGCGACGCGAGCCTCGAGATCCTTGAGGTGCTCAGATCGACGAGCGTCCTGATCGTCGAGCTTCTGTGAGAGATTGTCGACCTTCTCCATAACGTGACCGAGGCGCTCGAATAGGACAGCGACAGCGACCTCTGGCGTCGTCTCTATGGGAGGCTTCGGAGTAGGTGTGCGAGGAGGGCGAGAGCGAGGAGGAGAGGTAGCCACGAGATCAGATACTACTCATAAATCACTATGGTTCGCCTGACATCATTGTGAGGTTGCCCTGTATGCGTGAGTCGTTTGGTTCGATTCCGAGTGCTACTCGACATTGTTCTACCGCCTCGAGGCGTCTGCCTAAGTGCCAGAGAGCGATCGAGGCGAGGTCGTGAGGTCGAGCGCCCCACGCCTCTGCTTCGCAGAGGTACTCCATTGCCTTTTCTCGAATCGACAGCGCGCGCTTCGTAGCGAGGAGACAGCCGTCCCAATCGCGTTGATCGTGTAGGTATTGCGCGAGATCTACCCAAGGCTCTCGTCGATCGGGACTCTCGAGTGTAGCGAGCGTGTACCAGCGCATCGGATCGTGACCCATTTTGCCGAGGAAGCGCATCGCAGCTGCGCGCTCGGGAGCCCACGTCGCTGTCGGGAGAGACAGGAACCGACCGAACTCGACGATCGCCTCGTCGAAGCGACGGTGGTAATACAGTTCGCGAGCGTAGTAGAACGCTGTCCGTTCGTCTTGAGGAGACTCTCGACGGGCGAGATCGAGGAGAGGAAAGTATTGAGATCGAGACTTCGCTCCGTCGGGGTGGTGGTGGATCTCGAGACCGATCCACTCCTGCTTCTCGGGAGATGTCGGAGTAAGTGTCTCGTGAACGGGCTGTCTCCATCGGTATCCGTGTCGTCGGTGGATCTTGTCTCCTCCGTAGACGAGACCTGCTTCGCCTTCGGACAGCCACGACCATACATACTTGTAGCGAGGGCGCGTGGTCTCTGGTTCGATCTTGTCGAGATGTCCTCTCCAGCCCTCGACGAGAACTTCGTCCATATCGAGCGCAATACAGAGATCGACGTCGATCGGGAGGACAGCGAGCGCCGCATTACGGGCGTCGTCGAACCGCCAAGGCGAGACCGCGATCGAGACGGTATTGACTCCGAGACTTCGAGCGATCTCGACGGTACGGTCGGTCGATCCCGTGTCCGCAATCAGAAGGTAATCCGCGTCTCGAGCTGACGTAGCCCATCGCTCGACGAACTGCTCCTCGTTTAGGGCGATTGTGTAGACAGCGATCCTCATACGGATCGAGTGTAGTGCCGTCAGATGTCGGCAGACGGATTATCGCGAAGCATTGTCGCGATCGCTTGCTTCTCTCGAAGTACGCGGACCTTGAGTTCCATAAACTGCTTAGCGCCTCCGCGAGTGTCGCTGATCGCGGAGATCCCTCTCTCCGCCTCGGCGAAAGAATGTCCCTCGGGATCGACTCCGAAAAAGAACAGCGAGGAGGCGTAGTCGCTCTCAATGTTGAGTAGGTCGATCTCGGCAGCTTGCGCGACGTCTCCCGAGTTCGGGTAGATCGACAGCGCGCCAGCGAGCGATCCGTGAGCCACGCGCTTCTTGAGCCAGAGTCGCAGCTCGTCGGTATTGTCCTCGGGCGAGGAGGGACGACGTCGAGCGTCGCTGTCTCCCCGAAGGTAACGCGCGACCTGCATCTCGGCTTGATTACCGACGAGACCGGGGTAGAAGCCGATCGCGGAGAGGAAGTCTCGAGCGTCGGTAGCGATCTCCTCGACGCTAGAGAACGGAGGTTCGGCGACGAGAGCCCACTCGTGGATCAGCTTGAGCGCCTCGGACAGGGTTACGCCCACGAAGGGGACAGGATCCTCGTTGACGACATAGTCTCGAGCGTCAGCGTCGTCCTCTCGGTGAAGGTAGACGAGGTGAGCGACTCCGTTGACAGAGAGAACAGGCTCGTAGGTTTTGATCTGAGCGAGTTCGGAGAGGCGCTCTCCGTAGTTCTCGGTAGGTCCGAGATACTTTCGAGGTCCGTAAGATGCCGTGTCGCACCGACCCTCGATGACCGCGCCCTCTATGAGTTGCGAGTCGAGGAATAGAAATACGCCCTTGTCGCCTGTCGGCATTGTTGTCCCGAGATCGTAATGAGGGCGGAGCCTGTCGTACAGCGAGAGATTGACGATCTCCTCGCGGTCGGCTGTCTTGGCTACGAGGTTGCCCTTCGGCGCGTGACGGAAATGCTCCTCGAAGGCGAGGAGGATCTGCCCGTTCTCGAGGCGATACGCGGAGAACTCGGTAAAAGGATCGTCACCAGCAGGTGTCCTACGAAGCAGGGCGACGTCGTCGTTCTCGATCGTGTCGAGCACGTAGAACGCCTTATCGGACTGGACAGCGAACGGTGAGTAATCGGGGAGCGTCATACGGGACCATAGTAGTAGAAAGTGACGAGACCGCTAGAGCCTCCAGCGTTAGTGCCTGTGCCTCCTGTTCCCCAACCTGACGAGCTACCGACCGAGCCATTGGTCGCACTTCCTGTTCCGCCGCCTCCAGCGCCGCCTGTCCAGCCGTATGCCGAACCTCCGGGACCTCCGTTGCCTCCCGTATCGTTGACGGCTCCGCTTCCGTTGCCGCCACCTCCGCCGATGCCACCACCGCCTCCAGCGCCTTGAGCGATTGGGGCTCCTGTCTTAGAGTCGTAGAACGCCACTCCAGTTCCGCCTCCGTAACCGGGGTTGTCGCCTGAGCCGACTCCTCCACCGTTTCCTCCCCAAGCAGGACTTCCGCCAGCTCCGCCACCAGCAGACAACGTCGTAAGGTTTGCGCCTCCGATCGAGGACGTCGCTCCAGCCGCCTGCGCGCCTCCGCCTCCGCCGACGACGACGGTAATGACTCCGTTGGTTCCTGAGTAGGCATACGAGTCTCGGAGTCGATAGCCACCGCCACCGCCACCTGCGTAGCCCGAGCCAGCGCCTCCGCCGAAAATAAATACGTACCGAAGTGTCGGGGCTGTTCCTGCGCCGACGGGGATCGAGACTCCGTACGAACCCGGCGTTCCGTTTGCGTACTGGATTAGTCCCCACGTCTTGAAGGACAGCCCCGACGTCGTGGTCGTGCCGATACTGCTCGTGGCTCGGATCCTGTAGTAGTACGTCGTAGCCTCGGCGAGTCCCGTGATAGTGGCGGAGACAGCCGTCGCGGAGAAGCCTGTTACGGGGCTCGGTGACGCGGTGACGCTCGAGAACGTCGCGAATGTCGCCGACGTCGAGTAGTCGAATACGACGGTCGTCGAGGCTCCGTTCGCGGTGACAGATCCGCTAAGAATGGCGGCATTTTGGTTCTGGTTCGCAGAGGTGACAGAAGCCGAAGGGAGGAGGTTGACTGCTCCTCCGAAGGACCCTCGGTGGATAGGCACTACGCGCTCAGATCGCCAATGACGACATAGGAGTTGGAGCCTACGCAGTAGACGGTTGCCGCTGAGTATTGGGTTCGGAGTTTGAGACCCGGCGTACCGTTGACAGTTGTTCCCGAGGCGACGACAGTTACCTGACCAGCGCCGAGCTGGAGAATGTCAATACTCTGTCCTGCCGTTAGACCGAGAGAGGAGTTGACGGTGACGTTGAGAGCTGAGGCATTACTTAGCGTGACCATCTTTCCGAGATCGGCTGTTACAAGTGTGTACGAGGCTGTCTGAGTGTTGACGACCTGCGCTACGGAGAATGTCCCCGTCGCGCCCGTAGGTCCTGTCGATCCAGTTGCGCCTGTCGGTCCCGTTACGGTCGAGGCAGCTCCCGTAGGTCCTGTCGGTCCCGTCGGACCCGTCTCGCCTATGACGCCTTGCGGTCCCGTCGGTCCTGTCTCTCCTTGCGGACCAGTCGGACCAGTCGGACCAGTCGCACCAATAGGACCCTGTGGTCCTGTTGGTCCCGTTGGTCCCGTGACGGTAGAGGCGTCGCCTGTCGCTCCTGTCGGTCCTGTCGGACCGATCGCGCCCGTAGGTCCTGTTACGGTACTCGCCGCACCAGTAGCACCAGTAGCACCAGTCTCGCCTTGTGGTCCTGTGGGTCCTGTCTCTCCGATCGGTCCCGTCGGTCCTGTAGATCCCTGCGGACCTGTCGGACCTGTCGCGCCTTGAGGTCCTGTCGAACCTACGTCGCCTTGTGGACCAGTAGGACCAATGTCGCCCTGTGGTCCTGTGGGTCCGTCGATCCCCTGTGGACCTGTCGCGCCTACGGCTCCTGTCGGTCCCGTAGGACCTATGTCGCCTTGAGGTCCTGTAGCGCCTTGTGCGCCTGTTGGACCAGTCGGTCCGTCGATACCCTGAGATCCTGTAGGTCCCGTCGGACCGAGGTCTCCCTGCGGTCCTGTAGGACCCGTCGGACCGTCGATGCCTTGCGGACCTGTAGGACCTTGCGGTCCTGTCGAGCCTGTAGGACCTGTCTCGCCCATAGGACCAGTAGCACCAGTAGGACCAGTAATGGTGCTGGCGGCTCCTGTGGGTCCTGTGGGTCCTGTGGGTCCTGTCGGACCGACGACCGAGATGACGAGGAGGACGTCGAGGCTGTTCGAGAAGTTTGTGGTTCCTGTTCCGCCCGAGGTGACGAAGGCGACGGGGACGTCGAGGTAGGAGTTGCCGTAATCGACGACCGTTCCGTTGACTGTAAAGTGCTGGAAGTCGAGTGAGTTATTCTTATGCTGGAGGTAGACAAGGTCTCCCGACTTGAGCTGACCGAGGAAAAGGTCAATGTCATTGCCGTCCTGATCGAGGTGGTTGATGCGGAGGATCGTCGAGGAGATCTGCGTCGCGTTGTCGTAGCCGACGCGCCCGTTGCCCGGATTGCCTGTCGTCGTCGTCGTGTGTACCTTGTAGTTGTAGAAGCTCGACGATTGTCCAGCAGCTCCTGTAGGTCCTGTCGGACCCGTGACGTTCGAGTCGGCTCCCGTAGGACCAGTCGGTCCCGTCGGACCTGTCTCGCCTGTCGGACCCGTGACACCTTGGATACCTTGGGCTCCCGTAGGTCCTGTCGGACCCGTAGGTCCCTGCGGACCAATGTCGCCCTGTGGTCCTGTTGGTCCTGAGACGCCTTGTGGTCCTGTCGGACCCGTAGGACCTTGTATGCCCTGCGGACCAGTCGGTCCTGTCGATCCGACGGGACCCGTTACACCTTGAATACCTTGAGCGCCTGTCGGACCCTGTGCGCCTGTAGGACCAGTCGGTCCCGTTACGCCCTGTGGACCCGTAGCGCCCGTGAGCCCTGTCGGACCCGTCGGACCAACCGAGCCAGTAGGACCAGTCTCGCCTTGTGGTCCTGTGGGTCCCGTTGGTCCTTGTATGCCCTGTGAGCCT